TTTAGCACCCTCCCTCAACAGTCTGTTTACTCCAATATCCGAACAAATTATAACATGGATTGCTGAGCAAGTGTCAATATCTAATCTCTATTTATCTGTAATCAGCTGCATTCAAGAAACGATAAGAAGCAACAAGAAGCCATGAAAAAAATATGTGTAATGTACTGTTGTGAGCTGTTGCACCTACGAGCCTTCTAAAAATCACATTACACGAACTATAAAGTGTTTCAAACGTTAATAGTACGTTTTTTCATTAATTAGTCTTTTGAAATAAAAAAGCCCACTCCAAACGGAGTGAGCAGGAAAAATGAAAGAAAGAAAAAAGGGGAGACTTTTCACTTCCTTCTATATAAATTTGTTGATTAAACAAAAGTGTTGAGCTAGAGATTTCGGTGTTGAGCTACTCAACAATCAATGGCACCACCACCTTTCTAAACTGGTCGAAATCGACCAGTTTAAACAGACCTCACAAAAATAGCGGTCTTTACATGATCTGTAATAACCACTATTTCGAGAATGTGCCCCAAGTGCTAGTACGCTTGCCACCACTGTATTCACCACTGACAAGATAGCCAAATTTGTCGCCGCGAGGCTGACGTAGCCAAACATAGCCGTCATGGATAGAGTACGCATCATACTCGATTACGGCACCCTTGTTGAGTAACGCAATGAGTGTTGAGCTAGACTTAGCACCCCAGCGCAAGTTGATGTTTTGAGTCAGCTTGAAATGACCTTTTTCGGCGTACCAGGTGTCACCAACGCTGTCTTTCCAGCTTTTAGCAACACTTGCAGTTTTTGCAACAGTTTCCTTTTTGGAAATAGTTGGTTTAGCAGCTGGTTTCGACGCTGGCTTAGCAGCAGCCTTACTCGGGTTGGCAATCGCATGCCACTGATCTGGTGTCAGATAGAAAATTGACCGATCTAGCTGGCCTTCACTGTCGGTAAATTGCCAAGCAGTAACCACCTTAAACGGCCCGATATTGTAGATAAATTTAGGCACTGACCAGCTGGCCCGTAAGTCGGGATAGCCAGCAAACCATAATGGCGAGTATGGCACCAATGCGGCATTTTGCTTAACGCCATCACTGCCGGTATACAGCATAATCCAGACGCCGGTTAAATCGTGAATGCGCTTGGCAAATTGGAAACACCATTGAGTATTGCCCCAAGCAGCATTTTGCCCCTTTTCCCAATCCAAAATCAGAATAGCATCACGAACATAGCCCTTAATGTTGTTATAGAAGTAATTTGCTTCTGACACAGGATTGCCGCCCGCAGCATAGTGATAAACGCCTCGCAATTTACCAGCTTTTTTGGCAATCTGATACTTAGCGTCACAAGTCTTGGCAACAAAGCTAGTGCCCTGAGTAGCCTTTACGATAACACCGTCGGCACTATCCATAGCGGCGGTCTGATTAGTTTGATAGTCGGAAATATCAATTACTTTTAAACTCATCATTTGCCCTCCTTATCAGTCACACCAGGGGTGTTAGGGTTAACAACAATGCCCAAAACCGCCAAGAGCACAAAGGCCGCATTAACTACTGCAATCAGTTTTTGAGATAGCCCAGCTACATCAATGGTGTAGCCAAACGCAGCGGCAATTGTCTGTACCAAAAGCAATGCGGCCGGAATCAACGCTACCCAAAACACTTTGTTACTAATTTTAGTTTTCCAATTCATAAGATCACTCCTTATCATTATAATCGTGTCCAAAATACTTGCGAGCCTTGGCCTCTAATTCGTCGTTTAGCCATTTTAGCAGGCCAACTGGAAAGTATTTATCCCAGCCGAGCAAAGCCAAGTTAGCCAGCAACGAATATAGGTTATGGTGCATAAAAGCCAGAGTAATAACGAAAAATAGAAAAGAGCCTGTATGCATAGCATCATCTAAAAGGCTGGCGGCTACGCACATGCCAATGATGATCACATCACGAATCAGGCTGTTGTTTTGATGTGTGCTCTGTCGCTTATTAGCCTTATGGGCCAACTGCGAACCGGCCAACCAATCAAAAAAGATGATCAACACCAGCACCACGATAAACTCATTATGATGCACTTCCCATTCTTCGTGCTGAACCCATGTCGGAATCATCAATGTGACGCTCCCCACCGCACCAACCACCCACGAATGGTCAATTTTCATCTTACTAAGCGTCCCCAACAACTCCGATAAATTCACCCTCAACGCTCCCTCCTCTCCTACATCATGCTGATAAACATGCAAGATACAGCCGCCTCCTTAATTGAACTAAAATAGCGTCTACTCATCAGCAGACGCCGTGGCTGTTTCTTGATATTCTTGCCCAGTAATTTCTTTGTACTGGGCCTCTGTCAGCCCCACACCAACAAAAACTCGGTAGTAATCTGGGTCATTTTGGCCCCAACTCTTAAATAGCTTGCATTGATCGTAAACCGTCATTAGCTAGCACTCCCTTTCGTCAATAAGGCAACCTGTTGAGCCTGCGCCATTACCATTTGCTTGAGCGAGACGTTATCAGCGGCTTGCGCCATAATCATCTGCTGCATTGGGCTCGGTGTCGGGTCAACGATCGGTTTCTGTGTGCCGAGCCAGTCATAGTGCTCAGACCCCGAGGCTTGGCGCCAGGCACCGTCTTCAAATCGCGCATCTAGGTCATAATCGTTTGGCAGTGGCACGTCCGTATACGCTAGTTTACGATCAGTTGGCTTGGCCCACTTGTCGTTTTCCGCCGCGCCAAAAAACAAGTGCGTGTCAGCATCAAAATAATAAAGCATTTAATCCCTCCTTTAAGGTGTCCAACCATTCGGCGCCCACCACATGAAATGAAAATGAAATGGCATAGTTGCCGTTGGGCTTTCGGACAACGAATCAACGCCGAATGTTGGTGCTGCTCCTGAATAAGTTGTCCAGTTGGCCGTATGATATCCACCATCGCCGATTTCTTGCACAAATGAATTCAAGAATGAGCTAGTTGGCCAAGGCACATTAGCAGGCAGCGAGAACATTGCCTTATGTGTGACCGTGAAGCCCATAATAGATCCAGTACATGTAATCAGATAGTTCTTGCCAACCTTAACGATTCGATATCGTCCAACTTGCGCGACATCTGTGCCAGACCATTTTCCACCATTTAAAAGCGTAATTCCGGCTGTAACCTCACCCGAGTCATACATGTCGGCCTTTAGCGCCAAGGCGTTTGACATGTTGGTGTTAACCCACTGCTGGGTGGCAACTGCTTGATTGTTAGAATAGACGCCGCCAGGTGCCCAGAAAGCACCGTTGGTGTCCAGTCGAAACTCTTTTGCCGCTGTATCATTATTTTGAAAATTGGTAATAATTCTGGTAGCAGAATCAGACGCCATGATAAGAGTTTCATCTTGAACACTAGTAACTGCGGTCAAATTTGAAGGCATTGTTTTACCTACAACATCATTAAGATATGTGAGGGCAGCCTCTCCTGCGCCGACAATTGTTAATCCGCCGCCGGCTCCGTATACAATTGCATCGCCGTTTGCGTCAGAACCAGCTACAGCAACAATTGGACTCTTTTGCCCATTGCCAACGTCAAATTGCGTAATAGCACGTGGTGTCGTGTTTTTTGCCAATGTGGTTTGTGGAGCTTGAGCAAATATCTGCTTGCCTGTAAACGTTTGATTAGCTTCCAACTGAGCAAAACTTTGCCAAGCAGTCCAAGTACCTGAAATCAATTCGCGAAACTGCGTTCTTCGAGACCCAGAGCTGTACTCTACTAGAAACTGGAATATATCTGCTAATTTCAAAACCGTTAAGCCTAATGTTCCCGTTGCAAGAGGGCAGTTCTTTAACGTTGGGGTTACCGCAGCAGATGACGAATAAAAGCCAACCGTCTGCACTGCATTTAAATCAGTATTAGCCGCAATAGCACTTGCCCCAGCGGTCACCTTTCCGTTAGCTGTGCTCTGCGCATTATTGGCGGCTATCTGGGCGTTGCTCGCTGCTGTCTTATTAGCAGTAATCTGTGACTGTAAGCCCGCATCAGCTGAACTTCTAGCGTTAGTCTCAGCCACAACTGCATTATTGCGCGCCGTGGACTCAGCAGTAACTGCCGCCTTAGCACTAGCGGCTGCCGAGTTTGCCGCCGTGGTACCAACACCAGCGGCACTAGTTGCTGCACTGGCCGCATAGGACTTAGCCGCCGTACTAGTAGCCGCAATCGCCGAGGTATTAGCAGCTACGCTTGAGGCTAGCGACGCGTCTGCTGCCGATCGTGCAGTGACCTCAGTTGTATCAGCTTTAGTCCTAGCAGCCGCTTCTGCCGCAACAGCCGAATTAGCCGCTGTTGAATTAGCAGTGATTGCGGCTGCCATTGAAGCTGCTGAGCTATTGGCAGCAGATAAATACGTGTTAAATGTCGATTTGTTGTTAGTGATTTGCGTTGCTAACGAAGCAGCTGCTGAGCTTGCCGCAGTGCTATTCGTCGTGTCTGCCGCCGCTCTCGCCTTAACCTCAGCAGCTAAAGAAGCACTCGCAACACTATCTGCGGCGCTACGAGCCGCTGCCTCACCAATATTAGCCGCAATGGCAGCGGAACTCGCCGCCGCCACTTTAGAATCCGTGTACGAATTGGCTGCTGCACCTGTATCTTTACCGACCTTGTCTGTGTAGTCATGCAACCGATTATAGTCATCAACCGTTAAGGTTCCGGCACTATCGACTGTAATGTCCACATGATCGGTATTCGCAATTTTAAAACTACAATTGACCTGTAAGTTAACAGCCTCGTTGCCATCATAGGCATTCATATACTGGGCCTGATTGGCCTTTAATGCTGCAAAAAGGTGGTCTTTGCCATCAACTGTCGCCAAAATCAAAATGGTATTGAGCTGATAATCAGCCTTGACGTTGCTACCGTCTAGCACCAACTCGGTGGCAATCGTCGTTTTATCTTTACGCGTCACATTACTGACGTGACCGTCCTGATTATGGCTAGCACCAGTGATTGTTGCATCATCAAGCGTAGCCAACTGGTCGGCGGTATAAACCGTGCTGGACCCGATCACGCGCAAAAATTGCATTTTGGTGTTGTTAACAATGGCCTGATTAATCAAATCAGTACCAACCGTTGTCACAGCGCCCTGAAATTTATTAGACACCCAATCACTCCTTTCTACTCAAACGGAACTTCATTGTGGTAGATGATAGCCGAGTTACTGGCTACAACTGTCTTGACGACAATGCCTGCAACGTCGATAAATTGAAAATAATCAATTCTGACACCGGCAGCTACCACACTTTCAATCCGCCTGATCAAGTAATTTTGTTCCCATTCCGTACTGGCAATTTCCAGCGGAATATTGGTAATCCTAATTGCTAATGGCTCTTTTGACATGTCCAATTTACTACCGAGCGGGTGGCGTAATGACTCAACTTTAATGCCGTTAACGTCAACACCTAGCGAACTTTGAACAGCTCGCAAAACACCATCTACCGTGGCATCACCAGCCCGAATGATAATCTTTGACTTGATCATCACGCGATAAAAAGCGTCATCAGCCTGACCACGTTGCTCGCCGTATTTAAGTCCGAGAGCGTCCAGAGCCTTACCATTCGCGTTGTCTACACTCCGAAAAGCGTCAACCGTATGGTAGAGGTCGCTCACGTCTTGCAACGAATCAGTAAAGAATCGAATCAGTTTACGAATATTGGTACCATACTGGGCCGCAATTGACCCAGGAAACTTTTTGACCATGTCATCAAATAGACTCATGCGACCACCACCGTATCTGTCGTGATCGTTGCCCGTTGGATATCAGTCAGCGGAATATCAGCCGCCGTCAAATTATCTTTATCCGTGCCGATTTTAACGTCAGCGACGTCTAAGCCGGTGATATTGTCATACAGGTACTTGTATAAATACGAGTAATGGATTGTGCCGCCCATGCCGACAGACCGCACATAATCGACCACGGCTTGCTGAATCTGTGCGTTGCCGTCCAACGGAAATGCTTCATTTGTGGTAGCTGCCACGCTGGCAAAAATCTGAATCGCTGTCGGCTGATCGTAGTAAACGCTATGCGTGCTACCGCCTATGTCTTTGACATAGACCTCGATTGAGCCATAAGTTTGAATACCCGCAGCAATTGAGTCGAAAATAGCGGCACCAATGTCATCTTGGTTGCCGCCATCTACGTAAATATGGAGTGTCTTGGCTGGATTACCCGAAGCATCTGTGTCCATGGTGTCATTGACAACGATCTTAGCTGAGCTAACGCCAACCACATCACGGACCGCCGACATAACCCCGTTGTAGGGGCTAGACGGCGCTTCCTGACTGGCCTGCTCTAACCGATCGCGTAAGGCGTCATCATCTTCTAGGTCAGCACCACCAGTAATTTTACCAACTTCAACTAGCAAAACTTCTTCGACTGGCATCAACTGCTGGGCGATATAATCGCCGATTACACCCGGCTTGTTGTAATTGCTTCCCGTGCCATTGGCGTACAAGACTGTACTGGTACCCAGCCCGATATTTTTGTCATTATACTGTAAGACGCCTTGACCTAAATCACCAGTATCAATTGACGTTTTGCCTTGGTCAGCTAGAGTAATGTCCTCACTAGTCACATAAATCAGGCCATCATCAGTCTGAAATAGTGTGCCAGCTGGTACCACATACCCAGCAACGCCATAAATCTGCACCTCGCCGATTGCTGCTTGTGGTGCTTGCCGTACCAAACCGAGGTTAGCGGCTAGTTGATCGAGTGTGGTTCCCGTAGCAGAATCAGCAAACTGGGACTGATACACGAGCTCGGCCAGTTGATAAATTTGGTTGAGAAAAAAAGCAAGAACGCGAATGAAAATGCCGCCCACCGAATTAGGTGCTACGTTAGCATTCTCACCAAATAGTTCTTGCCATTTTTGTATTAAAGTCTGAATCAACTCGTCATAAGTTGGTCGTGTAAATCCATTTTCATCAAGCACCGATTGCCACCTCCATTCCGGTTTGAATTGTTTTGTCGATTGTAAAAGAGATTGTCGCGTTTAGATGACGTGATAGATGGTCAAGCTCTAAGTTGACTTCTCCCACTGCTGTAACTCGTGGGTCTTCGAGCAAAGCGTCTGTAATGGCCCCTGCGGCATAGAGTTCCTTGTAAGAGTCGCCAATCAGATAGTCCCAATCAAGCCCCATTTCAGCATCAGCAAAAAACTCGCCTTTACGGGTCCGCAGGGTCAGCGCAATGTTCTGTTTGACTTCCTCAACGTCCGAAACGACTGCAATGTCAGCGTCCTCAATTGCTAAATCTCCGCTACTATCCAGTTTTAAATCAATCAAATTAATACACCTCGATTACAAAAGCATCATTGACGCTATGTGTCCGATCACTAGCTAAATAGTAGTCTCGGTTACTGCCATCCCAGTTTTCCGTTGATCGGTCTATAAACGTAACCACCACAACGTCACCGATTTTTAACTCATCTCGCAATAATCGGCCGACATGGACATTTATTAATAATCCTCTCTTATTCCCAGACTGGGTTCTGGCCAGTGGCTGTACATCAACTTTTGAGTGATCCTTATTTTCAAATCTCGTCACGCGGCAAAGTTGTGCCACATTGGTAACAATGCCAAAATTGCGCATAAGCATTTTAATGAATCGAACATCTTGATCGCGTTTGCTCATGATTTTTGCACCGCCTCAATGCTGGTCGTCGGTTGCTCGCCATCAAAACTGTGCTCGCCGCTGATTACCATCACGCCTTGATTGACGTACTGGGTTTTGAGGTGCACATAGGCAAAAGTGGTTAGATGATAATTTAAAATGCTGTTGGCCGACCAGGCAAAGGCCCCTAATCCGTCGTCGTCGTCATAGTCGGTCCAATCGTCGTCACGGTCCTCACGTGTTGGGCTTTCCAGTAGGCCGGTGTTATAGCCAAGCTCGAACGAGTCAGCACCATTACCGTCATAGACGTACCGTAACGTTAATTGACCTCTCAAATAAAATAGGCTGGTCTTACAATCATCCGCAATCTCGCTTAGTACATCAAACGGGTGATCATCAGCCGTATAGCCGTCATCATAACGTTTATTGTCTTTGAGTGAGATATAGGTCAGATTGATACCAGCCTTACTAGCAACTGATTTAATGATGTCACTGGCATAAGCACCCTTACCAAATGTCAAGTTAACCTTTTTCATTTTGGTGTAATCCTGGCCTTCCAAGACCCGCAACACATAGGCCGTGTCGGCGTCCTCTAAGTACGGGATTGTTGTGCGGTAGATCGTGCCTGACATCAGCAGGCCAACATCTCCGGCATAGCCAGCATATAGAGAAACCTTGTTTCCCTTTTTGATGCGGTTAAAATCGGTCGGATTCATGTTATAAACCGTGATTTCACTGATATTCTTCTCGGCTTCGTTTGAAAATGGCACTGTAAAATGGATTTCCAGCCAGTTAGACGTCTTATTGTACTCATAAATCAATTGACCGCTATCGGTATCAACAACGACCTTGATGTAAAACTTGTACTGCGGTTTGCTCGCCATTTTCTCACCTCCTAAACCGTCTCATCAACCAAAGTATCAATGTACAAAAATACCGTGATACCAAAATTAGCCTTGGCCACAGTGCTCTCCTTACCAGATTCATCCATCGGGATAAGGTCAACAGCTGGGACTCGCGGGTCAACCGATCGGCGCCAGACACGTTTGCCGTATACCAGTTTTTCGCCCATAATAATTGGCTGAAACTCTGCATCATACAGGTCAATCGTGTAAAAATCGCCGATCTCGTTGTAATTAATGCCGATATAAACGTCGTCATTGCCAAATGTGGTTTCAAACACAAACGGCGCGTCATAATCTAATTCAAATTTCGAGCGGATAGCCATTAAGCAACCCTCGCTTTCACACCAATCGGAATACGCCGGTCAGGCCATTTATTCCAATTTCGCAGTGTCTGGATAGGCGTGCCATACTTTTGCCACCAACCCCAGTAGGTGTTGCCGGCCACAACCGTGACGTACTTGCCAGGGCTTTTTGGCTTGGTTGGCGCCTTAGCACCAACATGTTTCGCTTTGACGAAACTGGTATTAGCAATCCGAATATTGGTCAATGAGATACTAAACTTAACAGCGTTTGAATAGCCGCCCTCATCATACGTTTTCTCAAGGTGAGAAATAATCAAGTTTGGGTGGTGAATCGCACCGTTGTAGCTTAAAATCACGCCTTGTTCCTGCCACGTTAATAGTTGTGTAAATTTGTTATCAACCAGATGCTGATTGCCAGCCATGATTTTGCCTTCAAAATCCCACGTTTTGCTCTCCCGCTGTGTGTGGTCAATCATGGGCTGACCACGTTGTACGGGGTGCTGAGCAATGATGTTGTCAATCATTTCATGCTCGGACTCGACAAACAGCTCTAACTTCGTTTTGCCGTCACTTAATACACCCATCTCTATGCCTCCAATGTTGGAAAAATTTGTTGCCATTTCTCACCGATAGCATTAGCAATCTTGTTCGCCAACTTAGTTGGGTCCCCGTTGCCTTCGCTACCACCAGAAATGTTGATTGTGATATTAAATACCGGCTTCATACTGCCACCGGATTTGTGCTGCTTCTTTGGCCGCTCGGTAGTTCCACTGCTTGCCATGTTGCTTTGGGCGGATGGTGTACCACGTTTAAGCCGCGGATACTTCTTTTTCGTGTCAGTGGCATTCAGTACTTGCGTACCTTCTGGCAGCGACACGTGAAGATTACGCTGTGCAGGGAAAACACCAACTAAACCGTTTGGCAATTTAAACGCTTCACGATAATTGGCACCCTGCTGATCGTTAACAACGTACATGCCGGCTTTGACCCCACCGTTATTGGCCCAAGTAGGTGTCCCGCCAGCCAAATGGTCAAATGCAGCAGGTGCGCCAGGTGATCCAGTTGCAATCTTGCCGGCGCCTTTACCCTTGACATTTACCGTTAAGGTGATTGTCTTGGATTTCAAGGCAGCGATAGCACTTTGTAATGCGTTGACCTTGCCGACTGCACTTGAGGCAGCGGCCCCAATCTTGCTCATTGACGCAGCAATCCGACTAACTGCTGCTTGTGCCGTGCTGGCCATTTTGTTAAATGCTGACTGCATTGTTGAGGTGGCCTTAGCCAACCCCGATTTAATCGCCGCAGACACTGCATTCATGCCGCTTGTAACGGCGGATTTTGTTTGATTCATGCCAGACTTAGCAGCACTAGACAACTTATCAAACTGCGACCGTGCACTGCTGGCTACGTTGCTTAATCCAGATTTGACCGCACTAGAAATAGCCCGTGCGCCAGATGAGGCGGCGGACTTTGCTTGGTTCATGCTCGATCGTACTGAGCTGGCTAGCTTGGACATAGCCGATTTAGCTGAGCTGCTGACCTTGGACAGGCCCGACTTGACTGCTGTTGCAATGCCACGCGCACCAGATGAGGCCGCACTTTTAGCTTTGCTCATGGCCGATTTAACGCTACTGGCTAGTTTGGACATACTAGATTTTGCAGATGTGCCGACATTTTTAAGACCGGATTTAACTGCCGTTGAGATGCCTTTGGCACCTGACTTAGCCGCTGATTTGGCTTTAGTCATCCCAGACTTAACGTCCTTCGATAACGATTTAAAAGCTGTCTTACCAGCCTTGCCAACATTCTTGAGACCCGATTTGACCGCCGTGGCAATTCCTTTTGATCCAGACTTAGCCGCTGATTTAGCCGACTTCATGCCGGATTTAACATCCTTGGTTAAGCTCTTAAAGGCCGTCTTACCGGTTTTGCCAACATTTTTGAGGCCAGATTTAACTGACTTCGCAATACCTTTAACACCGGATTTGGCAGCTTTTTGAGCTGTCTTCATGCCGGACTTAACTGATTTAGACAAAGCCTTAAAAGATGACTTGCCGGTTTTTCCGACATTCTTCAACCCTGACTTAAGCGATTTAGCTATGCTCTTAGTACCGGATTTAGCAGCCTTAGCGGCACTCTTCATCCCTGACTTAACGCCTTTACCAAACTTTTTAAAGGCTGACTGAGCAGACTTGTTCATGTTTTTAAATGCCGACTTCTGATCTTTAGCCATAGACTTAAGCGCTGACTTTTGTCCTTTGGTTTGAGACTTCAAAGCCTTCTTTAAATCGCTGCTCTGGTTCTTCATGGATTTGAGTGTTTCTTTAGCCGCATCTTTTTGAGCTTTAACTGAGTCTTTGGCAGCCTTTTTAGCGGCTTTGGAATGCCCTTTGTAAGCCTCTTTACCAGCCTTTTTAATCTTTTCAGACGCTTCTTTAGCAGACTTCGCCTCAGATTTATGCGCCTTGGATGATTCTTTGGCAGATTTTTTAGCTTTAGAAACGGACTTATTCCCTAATGAAACGCTGTCCTTATCCGCCTTATTAGCCTTTTTGCTTGCCGAGGTTGATTTTTTCTTATCAGCACTCAATTTACGTTGTGCCTTGGTCAACGCGTCATAATTGTTGGTTGCTTTTGCCAACTTTTTAGCATTACTTACTGCCTTTTGATCAGCAGTCACACGTTTCTGAGCACTAGCCGCAGACTTCGCATAATACTTAGCGGTATCTTTAGCGGCCTTAGCTGCATTCTTTTGATAGCTAGCATAGTTGCCGTTATTCAAATCTTGTTCGGCCTGGGCAGCGGAACGTTGAGCGCTCTTACTTTTGATTGAGCTAGCCTGACCTAATGCCCGGATTTGAGTATTAGCTTGAGCGGTATTCTTGGCGCCTTTATTTTGCACAATCTGTTTTGCCATGGCGGCTTGTTGTACGGTAGCTTGTGCTTCTTGCTGGTATGAACTAACTGATCGCGTCTTTTTTGGCTTACTGCCGCCAAATAGACCACCGATTTTGCTACCAAGCCAGTTGCCAGCTACACCACCGGCAACACTACCGCCGACTGTTCCTAGAGGCCCAAGCAATGAGCCAAGCATACCGCCGGCAATACCGCCAATCGTTGAGCCGGCTGCGCCGCCGACTTTTTGATGGCGTGCCAGTGAGCCTTTTTGAGTTGTCATAAAAGCACTGGCGACGTCTGCCGCACCCAAAACTGCTTGTAGTGGCCCACCTGTTTTACCAAATAATTTGCCGGCTTTACCAAAACTAGCGCCAATTTTTCCAATAAAAGAGCCACCAATTTTGGTGGCAATTCCTTGTAATCCTGAGGCGCCTTTCATAATTACATTTCCGACTTTGCCCATAAGGCCGGACTTTTCGGACATAATCGCGCCTTTGTCAAACATTTTCGTTAGCATACTGGCGTTTTTAAGCGCACCAGCCGCTGTAATTTCGAGGCCTGAGCCTAATACATTTTTATCCAGCATTGATGGCAACTGTGCACGAGTAAGTGCAGCTTCCTCAGCCGCTTTACTGCCAAATGCACTTGTTGGGTCTTTGCTAGCCCCCGCCATTTTGTTAGCAGCAGATTGCATAGTGTTGGCGGCGGACATCATCTTACTGCCGGCCGTATCTTGCTTAGGCTTAACGCCGGTAAGTTTGCTGATAACGTTACTTAAAAATCCGCCAACGACTGGCAATCTGCCGATTAATCGAGTGATTGGTGATACCAGTCCTTCTACAACTCGTCCCATTGCTGGGATTTTGGACAATCCCCGCAGTGCCAGACCAACAGCGGCAATCTTACCAACTACCTGCCCAATCCCATCAAGTGAGCCTTTCGGCATGATCGATGAGATTTTAGAGGCCACGCCTTTGATCATGCCGTACGCGGATTTAACACCACTAGCAATTCCTTTAACTTCGTGTACAAACCCTGTGGCAAAACCGCCACTAAAGGATTTAAGCGCGGGTGCAATAGATTTAGCCAAGCCTTCCAATCCCGGGCCGGCGCCATCTAGCAAGTCCTTAAATATTGGCGCAATACCTTTGCCAATTTTTTGAAATGCTGGGGCTACCGCGCTAACCAGAATTTTTCCGGCGTCTACACCTGACTTTCCAACTTTACCAATGCCAACAGCTAAATCGCTAAGACGATTAGCAGCCTTATCAGCTGCACCAAAAACCTTATCTTTGCTGGTGAAAAAGCTTGACATCTTGTCAAATAGTCCGCCTTTGCCACCAAATGACTTGCTCACATTTTCGGCAAACTTCTTTTCGAATTGACTCATTCCGAGGCTGAGGGCCGATTTACCAGCCCGAACCATACCGCCAAGGGTGCGGTTATAGCGTTCTGACGCTTTACCAATACCACCTGAATTGCCGTATTTGTCTAGTCCTGCATAAGCAGTTGCAGCATCAACTTTCGACCAGTCATAGCCACCCATTTTGTTCTTTTCGAGTTCATGACCAGTACGTTTTTTATACTCTTTACGAATGGCACGGGTCATCTTGCCATCAGCTAAATTAAGACTTTTGGCGATATTCCCGTTCATTTTGCCCATATCACCAATATTACCAACAGCTGTTCGCAGGTTTTGCATTTCGTGATTGGTGAGGGCGTTGGCGTCTTGGATATTAAACATCCCTTTGACCAACGAATTCGTTTTTTTGAGATTGCCTGAGTATGATCCGGCATCAGATGAGTACACCTGCTTTGCCATGGCATTGGCTTCACTAAAATCATTACCGGCTTTGAGTGCCGTACCAATGATCATATTGTTGGCTTTAGCGGATTGCCGTGTCAGTTTGCCACCTGTAACGTTTGGGTGAGCATCTTCGATAGACGTTGCCCACATGGCTTCGCCTTGTTGTCGCTCTTTGACGGTTTCATAGCCGCCTTTAAAAGCTGACTTTACAGCTTCTTGAGCCGACATAACGGCACTCATGCCGAGCTGTCCAACGGAAAACATGGCGAACGAGTCTTTTAGAGCTGACCCGATTTTGCTGGTATGTGTTGCTGTCTTAGCGGCGGCCGCTTCTTGCTTCGTCCAAGCTTCACCGGCACGAGTAGCCTGCGCTGCCTGTTCACGATAAGCGCTTGATCGGCGGCTTTGAGCAGAATTAGCCTTACTCTCAGCTTCTGACAGCTTTTGAGCGGCGGCGGCCGCCTTTTCTTCGCTACTTGCTACCTCTCTCGAGCTGTTAGACAGCCCTTCGGACGAGCTTTTAGCTGAGTTTAATTCGCTAGTCAATTTGTTGACGGCCGAAACAGCCTTATCCATGCTTTCGGCTAGTTTGTTGGCACCAGTCAACTCGCCCATGGCAGCCTTGATTTTTTCAGCATTACCGACTAACTTCTCGGCGGCAGAATTGGCCTTGTTTAGGCCTTCAACTAATGAGCTACCAATCTTAACGCCCTCAAATGCAGACTTGATTCGGTCAGCACTTTCAATCAGTTTATTGGCGCTTTCACTGGCCTTGGTCAGTTCTGACGCCATTTTGCCACCGAAGCTGGCCTTACCTAGGCCGCTGGCCGCTGATTTGAGCTTATCGAATGCCTCAGACGCTCGGACAAGATCGTCGACACCACTGACGTTAATCTTGGCTGAAATCGTGGTTTCGTTAGCCACTACCAATCACCTCCCGAGTTGTCATAACTTGGTTGCATTAGGTCAAACTTTCGCTTAGCAACTTCATTCAAGATGTCAATTTCTTCTTGATCAGCAACGTCCATTTCTGCCCGGGTGGCGATTCCCATCATGACTGGATTCCAGTACCACGCCATATCATCAACTTGCTTCTTGATAATTAGGTCTGGTTTAGATTCCCTGTGCTTTGACAAGAAACGTGTCAACTTTGTCCATAACCTGAGCCAGCCCAGGACGGTCGTTAAATGAGTCAATTGTTAACCCAGCAGGCGAAACAACAACGTATTTCAAGTAGGCATCATATAGTTTTGACGTGCTCCGACCAGCGTCATCAATCATGTCGTATAATTCACGCATCCCTGGAAATTGCACTTCATAAGGCCATTCGTAGCCGTTCTTGTCGGTGTACACGAAACTGTCGTGTTTTCTGAGTAATTCCAGCTTGACCGGGACAGGTGCAGGGTTCCCAGCTGGTGTTTCTGGTGTTGGCGTTTGAGTTGTTGCGACAGGTTCCAACGCTTGAGCTGATTGCAAAACTGGTGCGGCTTGTGGTTCTGGTGTAGCTGCTACTTGTGCTGCTTGAGTTTCTGGTGTATTTAATTCGGTCATGTTAGACCCTCCTATTTTTTGTAAGTGTAATTTTTGTCCATAAACAGAAAAAGAGGGAGCAAGGGATTTGAACCCTCACTCCCTCCGAAAATCCGTGCTATTTAACTTCTGTGATCATGCTTAACAGCTCAATTGTGTAAGCACGCTTAGGCGTATCTTTGCCAAATGCCACTGGCGCTGGCTTGCTGACAAACGCTTGAGCCGCAGTGATTTTTTCCAGGTCGGAATCACATACGAACGGCACACATTTGTGGCTGTTCGCCAGATCATTAAGAAAAGCAATATCTGATGAGTTACCAGACATGTTGATTGTCGCGTCTGCCAACTTATTGTTGTTGATTGCAACGCTAGCTTCGCCCTGTGCGTCAACTTCGGTTGTAATATTGGCTTCTTTTTGCTGGATTGAGATCATGTCACCGGTTTGGAATCGAGTTAGCACTCGCCCGTCGAGTGAGATGTGGACGCTTTTAGCGTCATATAATTTAAGATCATCTGTTGATGCCATCTATCGTTGGCCTCCTTTACATTGAAACCGTGCCGTGCACAGTAATTGAATGAATAGCGCCTGCTCGTGTATAAGCGAATGAGGCACCACCGTAATGACGAGTCGCAATATCATCAGCAGACACTTCTTCTCGCGACTGTGTGGTCACTGTGTAAGTGCCTTTGCCAGAGCCGTCATCTAAAATGATGCCATTGGTAGTTGCTTGCATTAAAACGTTGGTGATAGTCGCGTCGATTTGCGCAATACCGTTAACGTCGTAGCCTAATTTAGCCGTATTCGTTAATAGCTTTTGCAAATCAGTCTCAATGCTAGCCTTGACCCAATCATCCCCGTGCAAGGCGTCAATAAACTCACCTGAAACGGTAAAGCCTTCGGTCGTTTGATCAATGCCCGCCTTGGTCACGTAAGTGAAAATGTGATTCTTATGCAACGTGCCGACTTGTGCAACGCTCAAATCACATGGCTTTAAGCCAACTAACGTCTTAAATTTCCAAGTGACTGACCCAACAGTTTGGTTACCCAAGGCACCGATCAGAGACCCGATACCAGTGGCAGCTTCCTTATCGTCGGCACCATAAGCGAACAAGATAGTCCGATCGTTGCCGAAATAAGTTTGCGTCGTCGTTGCAGCAGCGTTGACTGTTTCAGCCGTTGCGGGTAAGCCAAAGATTGCAAAACGCTCTGATTTAGCCTCAATGTAGTTTGCTAAGGTCAATTGGTCATTTGAGTCTTCAACTGCGTCAACGACTGTTGCAAATTCCCACGCATCAGTGTAGTAAGCATCTAAGGCCTCTTGCATGTCAACGTAGTCAATGACTAGCAACTGCTTAGAGTGCCCCGTTTGTGCAAAATAGCCTGTCGCAATAGCCTGGATCTGTTCGCTATCTTCACCAGACTGAACATCTTCCAAGGCTGTATAGGACTTCTTAGACATTTCAGTGCCGTGCACAAAAATAGCCAGGACACCAAGATTAATCGGCACCGCTGGCTGTAATACGTTGAGCACAACATTAACGTCGCTCAAAACATCATCCATTTATCAATTCGCTCCTTTACTTATAAAATCAACTTTCGTGATCGTATCCATATCCTCATCAGCAAACGGACTGTGTAACCGTAGCATCACGTCAAAGCCCACCATAGCTGCCACAGACGCCGTTTCTTGAATGTAACGAATATTCGTAGCCATTCTTTCGACCACCACCACGTCGGCGGCTTGCAGGGCGATTAGCACGTGCTGAGTGTTCAGCATGTCACGCCACTTCTGGGCCAAATTCAAGGCCTCGACTTTCGATTTGGCATATACCGTAAACGACACTGCCGCTTCGAAAGCGTTAGACTCATCATTTTCATACTCGTTGATCGGGATATTTGGACTGATCACATCAAATGCAATATACGGCGCCGGTGGTGGGCTACCGTTGCTGTTTAGTTCAATCTGGGTCAGTCCCATGTACTGGGTCACCAGGTCACTAAACGTTTTGTAAAGCATGCTCCAGTCATAGCTCGCCATTCTGCTGATTCTCCTCTGCCTCGAGATAGTAGATAGACACGTTTGAGTAGTTTTTCAAGTCCTTGACGTACCGGACTAAGTACCGTTTACCACGGTGCTCAACTACTGTGTCAATCGGATAATCGCCTTTCGAGATCCAAACAAGTTCGTACCGGATTTCCACACCAGTCTCTCGAATCAACGCGTTAAGCGAGTACAAACCCACTCGCGAGTTAGGTACAACTGGCTCTTTCAGGTGTACAGGTTCAGCCTGCACCGGCTCTTGCCAAGCACCGTCCACCCATTTACCTGGTTCTTTTGGCTCTGGTGGGTAAACTGTCACATCAACGGCAAAAGTAGCGAGTAATGAGGTTAAATCAAGATAAAATGCCATGATTTACTCCTCCCTGAAAGAAACAGCACCGTACATACCGCCAGTATCAACCAACGGTTTAGAACTGCCTTTACGCTGAATCGTTGCTGGTGCCAATGGCGCGAATCCACCGCCATCAATCGTGGCATGAATATCATCAACCATTTTCTTGCCTAATTCAGGCATGAAATTAGCACCGCCACCCTCTAGTAGAGCAACAATTTTGGGCCCAACAAAAGCCGACCACGAAGCCGATTTTTGGTATAACGTATTGCGTAAAAAAGGACGTGACGGAATTCCTCGAGACGTCCCATACTCTTGCCACATGGCTTTCTTTTGCGCAAAGCCGCCGAACAATCCAGCGGTTACCTTTTTACCGTCAATCTCTTTCAGGCGGCTGATCATGCCGTCAAAGTCGATATTGCCCTCGATTGAGGTCTCAAAGCCAATTTCCACATGATCATCCCCTAATAAAATTTGATGGTAGTGGCGCCGTCACCCAAATCATCTTTGAGCCGTAAGTACTCGGCCAAGTAGTCATCTGAGCCGCCACGATCAAAGAAATCCTGCTCCAAAACGTCGGCTTTCTGTTTCGAGACGTTGTCATTTTTATTAAATGCCATTGCAGCGAAATGCGTAGCCAGCCATCCAGTAGCGATCGTTAAAACGCCATCCTTGAATCCGTCAGCGGTTGCCTGGATAAAGGCGTCTTCAGCGTAGGCCTTGACGTCATCATCTGGCACCTCGTCAGCAGTCAGTTGTGGCGCGTTCCGGCGGACACGGGCGACCATAGCCGCTAAAGCTGTATCGTCCATCAGAGCCACCCCCTAGGACACCTCAATGTCGAATGTGATTGTCCGACCTGGCTTGAGTGTAAAGCCAGAAATATTGTTGACGTAGCGTAACCAGCCAACGGACACACCGTGGGCAGTTGCCACCTTGGCAATATCGTCGCCAGGCTGAACAACGTACTTTTCAGGCTGTTGTGGTTCTGGCTCGTCAATTGTGACGTGAGCTGTCGCTGTGATATCGCCGTCTGTGGTCGTAAATTGCACGTCAAAGCCGCCAGTTGCGCCAATAGCTACGGTTACAGCACCGTCTTCAACAATTGCCAAGCTGGTATCTGATACTGACCAGGTACCGCTTGTATCCTTAGCATCAGCAGGTGTCACTGTTTGAGTAAATTTAATTGTCGAACCAGCAGTCGTGTGCACGTCTGTTTGGTCAAGCGTTACGCCAGTCACATGGACGACTGGGACTGTTAAGGCGAGTAAATCATCAACAGTCGTTGCACCTGCGTGATCAATCCCTTTTGCGTCCAGCCAGGAGGTAATTTGAGCGATAGAGTTGGATTTAGTTGGGGTTACCAGCTTATCCAATACCACTGCCGCGCTCCAGGCGGTACCTTTAACCGTGGTATCAGCATTGAGCGATTGAGCCTTGGCAATGTCATCAGCTCCTGTCCCAGTCTGACCATATGCCTGCACGTAGAAATAGAGGCCGTCGGCGTCTGTGTGCTTTGGCACGTCAGCAGCTGCTAACGTCCAAGCCGTTGTCTCGGTGTAGCCCATGTAAATGGCCTTTTTAGGGTCGCTAACATTGGCATCACCATAATGGACAACGTAAGCCTTAGCGTTGGTTGCTGCATCCCATGACAGTTTGACACCGCCATCTACGTTGATTACACCGACCACATTAGTCGGCACTGTTAAATCTGTTGCCATTTAGCTATCCCTCCTTAATCCGCTGGTACTAACGCTAACAAATCAGCCTTAACGGTCTTACCCGTATGGTCAATGCTATGAGCGTCCAGCCATGCAGTAATGTCAGCCACCGTGTTGGCATCAGTTGGCTTAACATCACCAGCTGGGTCAAACGTAGATGCCGCACCTTCTGCGCTAGTTGGGTCGTCGCCGCCAGCTTCATCACCGGTTTGTGCTGGTTCTTGACTAGACGCAGGCGCCGCAGAGCTTTCAGCTCCAGAATCAGCCGGTGCTCCTGAGTTAGAATCAGCAGCCGAGCTAGCCGCACCGGATTCTGGCACGGCCGAACTATTTGAGCCGCCACCGTTGTTAGGTGGCGTTACGCTTTTGGGTTGAAAGCGTCCAAGATGTATACAGAATCAATCTGTTCATAAGATACAGAATATTGTTGAGACACCTTGGTTTCCTTGGTAACTGGGTCGGAATGCGGTGTTGTGGTAATTGCCACACCTGTATCGGCGAACGATACGTCTGCAACCTTGCTCAAGGCTAAGTCTGTCTCTTCTGGTGTTGGTGAGAAGACAGTATTGCCTAACGCCACGCCAGGCATGAACACAACCTTGCCGTCTGGAATGAAGTAATTGAACTTGCCAGTTACATCAACATAGCCCTTTTCGTAAACAACAACTTCCAGACCAAATTGATCAGATAAGTAGCTCAATAGTGCAGATTTAGGCAGTGCCATAGCTTGCGTGTTGATGTTAGTGGTGAATAAGGTCGCCTTGATTTCTTCATCGCGTAATAGTGCGTTGAACGTCTTTTCATTGACCAGCATGCGAGTCAATGTGACACCCTGTTCTGTGCCAATTAAATCTTTTGCGGCCTTAATATCATCAGTAGGGCTTGAGCCAGTTTCGCCCCATTTACCAACAGCTTGAGCTAGGTGGCTAGCTTGCATATAGTAATCATCCGAGAATACTTGGCCATTGCCCTTAATCTCATACTTACCAGTGAGCAATACCTGCATACGCTGAATTTCACGACCTAATGCCGCACCACGCATCAGTTCGCCTGTGTCGTCAAAAATACGCCGGATAATAATATCGCGGCGTGTTTGATCGGCAGAACTAGCTAACCGACTTAATTCCCGGCGTAAGTTTTCGTCCAAATATTTACTTTCTTTGTAGAAATTAGTTTGAGTGGTGATTTTGTTAAAGCCTTGCCGATCACGAACAATCGCTTGAGCGTCCAAAGCTGATGGATTTAGCGCCTTAGGTGCACGAGTCAAACCACGATAGAAGGTAATGACATCACTGTCTTGCTTGACGTTTGGAAATAACGTTTCACCAAGATAAGGTGCTTCTTTCTGTTGTAATGTTGTCCAATAACTAGCGATATTAGCGCTGGTCAAGTCTGCAAACATACTAATTACTTCTGGATTCATATTTTGCTCTCACTCCTTTTCTCTAGGCGTTACGTTTGAAGAACACAACGCGGCCAGCTAATGCCGTCTTGGTTTCGTCAGTGATAGTGACGTTTTCAGGCAAGCGGTTTTCGTTGATGTAGCCGTTAATGATCAATGTGCCATTGCCTTGTCCGGCAGTCACATCAACTTCATGTTCGAGCACGCCTTGTGCCGTGCCGTCAGCTACGACCTTTAAAACGGCTTGTTCATCGGCCAGCGTGGATGCGTCTCCGCCAACTGGGGTACCAGCTGGAATCACTTTGCGACCAAGAGCGTCAGCATCAACGCCTTCGTCGCTTAAAACGACACCTAGAGCCACTTTGTTAGCGACAAACCCTAAGACTTGCTTGGTTGCGCCAAATGTTTCGATTTTTGCCATTCTTTAATTCCTCCTATTTCTTGAAATACGGATTAGGTCGCTTATCTTCCAACGTAGACTGCGCCAACCGAGCGCCAAATGAACCGCCACCGGCATCAACGCGATTGCCATCTTTATGGGGCGGATTGCCTTGAAGCAATTCGGCCTCAACACTTTTACGAACACGAGCTGCGAAATCAATCAACTTTGCAACGTTGACTTTGGTCGTCTCGGCATCAGAAGCTGTAATCAGTTCAATGTCTGCCGCGGTAGCTGCTACCTTGGCTTCTTCCAGCATTTGCCGAGCTGTGCCCTGCATCTGGAATTTAGCCAATTCGTTTTGAGCTGATTCGGCGGCCTGTTGGGCTTTTTCAAGCTCGTATTGACTCTTTTGGTCGTCATTCATTTTCCGCAGTTTCTCAGCTTCGGTTCGCTCGTGTTCAGCTTCTGCTTCCCACCGAGCACGTTTTTGATTGATGATTTTATCAACCTCGGCGTCTGTGTACTTTTTAGCTGGTTCAGGCGGGTCAGTTTTGTCATCATCTTTCGGCGGGTCTACCGGATCAGTGCCACCTTCTGGTGGATCAGTTGGTTCAGCAAAAAACTGGAGTCGCATAGGCAAAAACGGCTTCTTAAGTGGTGTCTGCGTTGCAAAATTAAGCTTGTTTTCCATGTGTCATACATCCTTTCCATAGCTTTTAAAGTGAGTCCATGCCTGCACGTCCGTAGCTTTTAACGACCTCCACGCCTGGTCAAATCTAAAAAAGTGCATAAAAAAATAGTGCCCACCAGGATTGGCAGACGCTATTAAATTTTTCCAAACAAAAAGCACTCAACTGTTAGCTAAGCGCCCTAATATTTATCCCAGTCAAACGAAACATTGAATCTTTTTTCTAATTCTTCTTTTTGATGATCAAAAATATCACGAATTTGTGGATCGTATTCATAATATCTAATTTGAAACTCGCTTAATTCATAATTAAAATGACTATTAAAATTATCAACAAACTTCTTAGCAATTGCAGATTCCATTCCATATTTCTCTTCGATTTCTCTATGAGCTTTTGAAAATAATATCTCACGATAATCATAATCTAATTCGCTGAACTTCATCTTGCAATCACCAACTTTCCTCTGTTAACAATAACAACCTTATTTCCCTTAGAATTATACCATCCGTCAACACCAGATCCAATAGCCACAGCATCAAACAATAATGTTCCGTTTGCAGGATTCATAAATAGTTCAGGATAAAAATCGTGCACTCTGTCCATTACAGCCTTTTGGAAATCAGTTTTATCGACTAGCACGGTATCAGAACGTAAAGCTGCATTCACCAGTCGATTATCACCATCCAAATATTTATTTTGAACGTCTGACAAACTATCCGAGAAATAAATTCCCCGCCCATTAAGGGAACTTCCTTGAATTGAATACTCTAATTCACCATTTATTAATTGCTCATCTCTATTGGTGCCACGATAAATTTTAGCTTCGTTTGGTATTCTATCAAACTCATCCCGTGTCATTTTGGCAGGTGACCTGTCATAGCCGTGCTTTTTGGCAAAATCAATCATATTTTGCCGATAATTATCATTAAATGGATATTTATTAGCCTCAGAGAGCGGCTTATTTAGCATTTCAATATATGAATCAATATCATGTTTAGTCAATCCTTTTACATTTTCAACAGGGCTATTGCTGACCAAATCTGAAACTTTCCCACTGTTAATATCAACAGATAGATAATCATTTATATCCATTGCCGGCACTTTGCCACAACGACAATTAGGATGCGTGTCGTCAGTAATCTTAGGCGCTTCATCAAGTAAATAAGGGCCACCGGCTGAAATCGACAAGCACTTCTTGCAAGCGTTAGGCTCACAGACAAAATTAACGTACTTAATACCATTTTTCTTGTAGTAATAATCGTTGGTTCTGTCTTTCATCCGAGCTGATTCTGATCGGATCAAGCGGTCAATAATGTAATTTTGCTGTCTGAGGCGGTCAGCCATGCTCTTGGACGGGTCAAATTGGTCTGGGTTGACGTGTTCACGTAGTGAGTCGCGTAAATCCTCTAGACTCATGTTGCCTTTCAGCATATCCAGCAGCATATTTTCGAGATCATTCATCATCTGGTCGCCGTCAATCCAAAGCCTGTTGCTGACAGTTGGTCGGTCTACCTCTTTTGGTTCCTCAGACGTCTTTTTAGCCGGTTTAGGCTTTTCCTCATCAGAATTGCCATCACCGGTTTGTTGTGGTTTATTCGACGAATTAGAGCTGTTTTTAGGCTGATTATCTGGTTCTTTGGCCTTTTCTTTGCTAGCAGCCTTGATAATTGCCTTATCAGCCTTTTTAGCATCAATGCCTTTGTTACCAATCAACTTGCCCATGCGGTCCATTTCGTCCTTGCGGTCAATAGTAGCTCGATCACTAATCAAATTAATACGCTTATTGACCATATTAATGACGGCCATCCCAACAATTGCGGTCATCATAGACTGGACGCTGATACCGGCGATAATGCCGATTGCCTTAGCCTTTTTCTTGGCCTCAGGCAGCCAATCATCCGTTTCCAGTTCATCAATGCAGACCTGCCACTGGGCTAAATCCCACTTTGAAACTCGTTGATTAACCTGTGTCAGTGTCAGATTGTTAGCAACAGCATAATGCGCAAAAAACTCAGTTAAGTGATTGCTGATATAAGCTAGCGCCTCGTCATAGTACTGATCACTTTGCTTGCTCGATTTGTCGTCCAACTTTATCAGTTGATTTATCCGCTTTTGCTCCTGTTCCACCGTTATCGTCGGCATTAGTCACACCTGCTTTCTGTTGGTCAGTCTGTGCGGCTAACGCCTGCTGGATAAGTCCGGCAGTAGCGTTTTGGTTTTCCTGCTGCTCTTTTTTAATCAGCTCTAATTCGGCGTCAGGATCATCAATAAACGGTAGTAGCTTGAAAAGCGTGTGATTTGAAATCTTGCCGTAAAGCTGATTGACGATCTGTGCGTCTTCGGTCAAGTTTTCCGGCACTGATTGAGTGAATTTGAACTGCAATTCTTGCCAAGCCGTGTCACTCACGCCGGTTGAAATGGCAAATACACACTCAAACACTTGACGTAGCGCTTTTTTGAACTTCAACGACTTGGACTGGGCCATGTTGGCCATTGCCTGGAATTTCAGTTTGAGCGAAACACCGCTAGGATTGCCGGCGAACTGGTCATCATTGAGGTTGGTCACACTGGCAATTTGGTAAATATAGTCAACCAGGCGGTCAACTAAGTGTTCTTGCGTCGCGTCAGCGTCAGGTTTAGCTAAGAAACCAATATCGACAGCACCAACACCCTCGCCAGTAGCATTAATCACACGGTCATCCCGCATAGTCTTGATGTCTTTTGGATTCATGTGCGCACCAATCAATTTGAGGTAGGCGTCAGCAAAGTAATCCACATCGTTAGCCTTCTCGCTCATGGCCTTGTCCAGGGCATCAATCAGGCTCATGATGTCCTCACACAAAGCCATGCGCTCCTCGTTTTCCGGTGCTTCGATAATCGGGACAATCGGGTAAGGATTTGCAATCACAGTTGACTGGTCCAGGTAGGCAGCAGTCGTTGCATCAATCAATGTCCGCTGGTACTTGTCGCTATACAGCGTGATTTCGAGCTTATGCTCATAGTTGTAGCGGTAAGTAACACCATATTTGACGTGTTCGCCTACTGTGTCGTCGTAGATTAGAAAGGTGTTGAGTGGGCTAAGTGGCGTCACGCACGGGTGCCCATCTTCATCCTGGTAAACAAAAAAATAAGAACGACCATACATGGACGCCTGCTTAGCAACTTCGGCACTGACGTCATCGAAGCTGTTGGCGTTACACCACGCCTCAATGACGTCATCTGTAGCCTTGTCCTTGTGGTCAATCTTGACCGGATTACCGATAAAAAATCCGTTAAACGTGGTAACTGCCTTTTTCGGGAAATTGACAATCAAACGGTTATCGGGCTTATAGCTCTCTTTTGCCGGTATCTTTTTCAGTTTCGTGTGATCGCCAGTAAAGTAGCGATAAGCCTTGCTGTACTCTTTCCTATAATGGTCACGGTGATAATCGACCAGATTTAGCAAATCGCCGGTTGAAATCTCCAGTTCAGCTGGGTAAAAAAACGTGCCATTGTTGGAAATTCGCGCGTATTCAATAAATCGGTCGTCTAGTAGTGGCGCATTAACCTCTAAAACCATGCTTGGCCTCCTCTCTATAATTTGAATGAACTGAATTCGACTGGTTTGTGCAATTGTGAGTAGATGGCATAGCGGACAGCGTCCACCACATCATCATTCTTCTTAACTGGTTCGCCAGACTTCTCATCCCAAACATATTCATAAATCTCATCTAAAAAGTGGCTATCTTTTTCTTCGGTCACATCTCCGACCACAAAAAAATGGCCTTGCTTCATCAGCTTAGCCACTTCTTCAATGCCGGATAATACGGCTTTATTTGCGTTTCGGCAGTCGAGACCCTCGTTTTGAAATCTTGCAACGTGTTCCGGCCGAGCGGAGTCAGCCCAATAGATCACATTGCCGTATTTTGCTCTAATCTTTTTGGCTACCTCGACCCAGTAGTCAATTTCTTTGTACTGGCTGGTGTGCTCCTCAACTAGATAAACATTGCCGAAGTCGTCCTGGCCAAAAACAACGATTGACCCCTTATGCTCATAGCCCCAATCGACGCCTACATAGTAGCTGGACAACGACGGCACTTTCGAGCGTGGAATCACCATTGTACGCTGGTCGAAATCGCGATAGACAGCACCCTCACCGCTGACCCACAATCCCAAGATTGAGCGATCGTAAAACATCCCGCTAGGCGTTCCGACCTTTTGAGCAGCCATATAATCGGGGTCTAAGAACGTATTATCGTTCAGCGTAAAGTGAAACGACAAAATCCGAGCATTAGGCTTTTTGTTGTCAATGTAATTCTTCTTTAGATAATGTTGTGGATTGTCAGGGTTAGTATCACATATAATCCGTGCACCTGTTGCAGAACAGCGGTCCTTAATTTCTTCAAAAACCTCTTCGTTAGCAAGGCTTGCCTCGTTGATATAAGCACCATAAGACGTCATACCACGGATAGCGCCTAAGCCAGCAATCGAGCCATGGAAAGTCTGTACAATCTTGACGCCAAACAGCATAAATGAGTTGTGCTTATCAAAACGAAAGTCAAAGGCATATTTGTTACTCAGCTCTTGTAGAATGTTATTTTGAATTGTTTTGCTGGAAACGCCGGCCAGAATATACATTGGCGTAACAGTTCCATCACGATCAGCCAACTTTCGAACTCGCATCAATTCGGCTAGAAAAATATCGTTATCAACGACAGTTTTTCCAGAACGCTTAGCACCATGATTGATCAAGAAACGCCAGTCTTGCGTCAGAGCCGCGTGCCATACCTGAATTTGTTTAGCTGTATATAAATCAGTTATCGCCATCTTTTTCCGGCTCCTTAATGACTTCTGTCTTAATCGTATTCATCAACAGGGCAAGCTTGTCCTCGGTAGTTTCGGTGTTATCCAGCATTTCAGCCTTAGCTTTGGCAATCTTGGCCTCATAACCAGCCTTTTCAGCATCTTTCTTCGCCTTCTCGGCTTGTGCCTTATTAAGCTCAGCAAATGACTGATCACGATACTTGAGCGACTGCCGATTACGCAACCAGAATTGCATTGCGCCAACATCAGGCGGCAGTTGTTTGTGGTATTCAGCGGTCTGAACCTTTTCCATTGCCGGTACTGCCTCAACGGCGGCGTCCTGGACCTCTTGCAATGAGGATTCAGGGTGATCCAGTTTATACGTATTCATAAACTTGCGGCGACGTAGCTCTAACGCGTCATCCGGCACGCTGACGAGTGTAAAAGTCTTCTCAACAATCGTCATGCCAGTGGCTCGCTTAAAAAGAGCATTTTCGACCTGATAGTCAGCAACCTCTTTTTCTTTTATAAGGGCGTCCGATATGTCCGGAAAGCGGCTTTTCCAGTCACTTAACGTTGAGCGGCTGATTCCCATGTTGTGAGCAATTTGGTCGTCTGTAAGACCATCTCTAGCCCATCCGCCAAGCTTAATCAGTCCTTCTTTGGTCAACCACTTGGCATATTTACCTTTACCCATCACATACTCACCACACCTCCGAAATTGATATAAAATAGTTTGACACGTGTTATTATACGTGTTATTATAATAGTGTACCAAGGAGGTACGTATATGGACTCACGTGAAGTCTTAAAGATATTGAAAAAGGACGGTTGGTACAAGGTCAGAGTTAAGGGCGACCATTATCACTTCAAAAACGATAATAAGCCCGGAATCGTCACCGTACCGCACCCCCGGAAAGACATTCCAGTCGGAACGTTGAACAATATCTGGAAGCAAGCAGGGCTCAAATAAGAGCCTTGTTTCTGTATGGAAAAGGAGGTTCCACATGAAATACTTATATTTTGCCGTCTTCACACGTAACAAAGATAATCAATATGAAGTCGTCTTTCCCGATCTAGCACCCAACGCCGCAACTTTTGGTGAGGACCTATCTGACGCTTTACACATGGCCCATGACGCACTAGAAGGCTACCTTTTAACTGCCGAAGACTTTAAAGAGACGCTCCCAGACCCTTCTAGCCAAAACGCCATCACCATCAAAAAAAGTGAGCTACTAGTACCAATCGAAGTCGATACAAAAATCGCTCGAGAACGTGAAGAAAATAAAAGTATCAAAAAGACGCTCACTATCCCTAAATACCTGAATGATATGGGCAATGAGAGCGGTATTAACTTCTCGGCAACTTTGACTGAGGCTTTAAAGCAAAAGCTGGGCGTTTAACGCTTGGCTTTTTTCGTTTTAGTCAAGCGTCAACGACACCCTTAAACAGTCACTCGCTGCTATTCTGGCCATTTCTTGATTGTCTGTTTGTGCCAAAACATAATTGTAAACACGTAGATAGATTTCTGCGTTGTACTCAATAATTTGCTTGTTCTCGTCATTAAGTACTAATCCCTTTAGATCCATCTCAGTTTTTTTGAGAATTTCTTTTTCGTCCATCTTTCCGCATCTCCCGTTCTTTCAATCGCTTCTTCTTGGCCTTTTCTTTTGTAAGCCACTTTTCGAGATGGCCTAATGCGTCGCTCTCAGTCCGGCTCACGTAGCCAAATTTGTTATGTATCATCTATATCACCATTTAATTGATTGCAATAAAAAAACGCCCATCACTGGACGCCAAAACACTATGGAGGTAATGTCTTCGTTGCATGGTTAGTCGCAACAACGCAGCCCCCGGGAACTCGACCCCAGGTGTCAGGTCTTTAACCTGTAAACTGCACCGAAAAGAGAAAGGAAACCTATGTCATTTAGCACGATACCAATATACAACGTTATCTGTCTAACAATAATCCAGAAACGTTATGATAACGCTCCAAATTCACTCTATTTTACGACACAACCAAGATAATAAGCGATTGCTACCAGCGCTTCGTCACGGATAACAAAATACTTGGCTGGAGAAATCGAATAATTCATTGGATTTAGACCGTTGAGACGTTCAATTGCGTCCATATCAGGGTGCCTTGAGTCGCTCCCGTCACAATAGCGTGCTTTTAAAATCCACTGGTGTTCTTGCAATGGCAATGCCTCAATGGCCTGATCAATATAATCGGTGTATTCTTGCCCAGATTCTTTGCGCTGGACCCGTTCTAAGGCGTAAGGGTCACGTTCAACCGTTGATGCCGTTTCCGTACTCCATGAGGACGTGACTCTTGGATTAATCGGCATGTGTGCGTAACCACGCTCAGTACGATATTTTGACAATATTTCTTGCGCCTTTGCCTTCGTTTCTGTTTCGTTGATTGGAAATAACTCGCCCAATGCCGCCAACTCCTTATGTTATAATTAGGTGTCAATTAATTATGGAGTGGCTCTTTGGGCCGCTAGGGCCGGCGCTTACGTGCTGGCTCTTTTTGTTGCCTAAAATACCCACTTAAACAGCGTGATTATGATTTTTAGCCCGACAGCAATGATTGCCATGTCCAAAACTACGGCCGTCACAGCCCCAGCCACTTTAGCCGAATTTATGATAACTTCTAACGGATCCATAGCTCACCTCACTATCTGCCAAAATTTGTTGTAGTAATACCCAACGCGTATTATTTGTGTAAAACGGATTGCCCAAAATATCCCGACACGGTGCAAACAGTCTCGATTTGCCGTTTGCTGTGCGATTGAGAATATAGTCAAACATCTCGTCTAAATTCGGCACTCGATCAACCATAATCACACCTTTTTGGCAGCTTCGTCCGCCTTGTCGCCCATAGACTTGATCTCTTCTTTGGCTTCAATTTGCTTGATTGCCCGGTCTAAGTACCAGCGAGCCTTTTTCAAATCTTGAATGAGCTTGCCTTTAAACGGCGCCCTGGCCACATACTTGACCACGTTACCCAGGTTAAAACCGATAAACGGGTCTTTGTAACCGACTACTGTGGATTCGATTATGTCGATTACCTCAATTTTGCCGTGGTTGTAACGGTCAGGGTGATTCACTTGTTCAAGACTGCCAAATTCCACTTTCCTAAGATCACGTAAGCCAATCCACCTAATATATCCACAATCATCAGCCTCGAAATAATATGCTTTTGCTGTTTCATCAAAATCTGTGATTTTCCCGCTATTCCATCTATCATCAATCCAGGCCTCAACCTTGTCGCCTATCTTAAATACGCTCATTTCACCGGCTCCAATCTTTGTTTATTTCTTGGCACATCGGGATATAGCCGATAAACATGCTCAATATTTTCCCCATAATCCTCGTCCGAATAATCAACCTCAACACCGTATTCCTTGTTAAATCCAATCACCCGGTATTCGTCTCTAATATAAGTTTTAATAACAACTTCGTCATAGTCGGGGCATTCGTGCTCAATCGCCGCATTCCAGGCATTACGGAAGCGTTTGGCAAAAATAAGCGCCTTATTATGCTGATTAGTTACAGCAATCACTTCCTCTTGCATTTGTACACCAACATTAGAGGTATGTACGACAACATAGATTTTCATCTTCCCACGCCCTTTTCTTGATTGATTGCGGCACAAACGCCGATTATCTCGCGGTAAACCTCATATGCGTGAGCCTCACCACGGATGCCATTAGGCCCGTAGCGTGCTTCACCTGCCGCACGTTCTAATTCTGATAACAGCTGGTTCTTACGTCGCATTTTGGCGTTGATTTTGTCCCAATTAGGCTTTGTCATCAAACCAACCTCGCATTCGCACAAATCGCTGGTGACTGTCCCGCATGGCTTGGCGATCGGCCGCCATATCTTTATCAACCTGCTTAGCAAAACGGTGATACTTGATAGCAGCTACCGCAAAGATAATGATCATTACTACTATGATGATGCCGACCGGCAAGATAATGTACCAGCCTGGCATGTTCCAGATAAACTCAATAGCTGATTTCATCTCGTACCCCCATCTACGATTCGAAGAATCTTTTTACCGTCTGAACTCAGATAAATACGCCGCGTTGGGTGCGTTGGTGGTGTATACGGAAACTCAACCTTCGGAAATTTATTAGTCCCACCTCGACGAAACCACGTCTTACCATCATCATCTGTCCACGCTAGCGAGTTAACATCAACTACCATTCCATCAGATTGCTTAAATAGGGCCGTATAGCGTTTATTTTGATTCTCGCTAACTTCCGTTCCCCATTCATCCGGTTCGCCCGTTAACGGCTTAATTGGTCTGAATTTAAGCAGTCTAGTTAAAATACTGATCGTGTATTCAGCGCTCATGCCGCTGTGCCCTTGTTTGGCAAAAACTTCTACGAGTTGCAAAATGTCCTCATTAACCTTCTTCTGCATCTCATCATCTTTACCACCAAGTAACAGCTCTAATTCTCGTTTGGCGTGATCAACTAGATTACTCATAATCAGTCCTCCTTGCTCTTAGTGACATACGGTAATCCAATGCTGTCCTGTACCGTTTTGGCGTATGTCTTATCAGTTTTTTTATCATGGACCAGCAACGTCCAAACAGTCTTTAACGCTCCGCCTTGAGCGTATTCTCTTAAATCGCCTTCGCTAATACGATCAGTGTCACTGCTACCATAACCGTTAATCACATAAAACGAGGTTTCGTTTTCATTGATGCCCTCAACTTGAAATGGAACCGAAAAATTGTTGCTATTATCAATGGCAACACCACCGTCTGGTAATTCACTGTATTTTAGATCAGCACTATCTTGCCGAACGCCGTTATATCTTGCGTATTTTGAAATCATGGTGACATCTGAATAAATTTCAGTCACATGAACGTCTAAATTTGCCGGTAAATCGCTAGTTTTGCTACCAATACTGACCGACGTTGGTTGGGTAAAATACCAATTATCAAGCCGTGATTGGGGAATCCCATAGGTAGCGTCTAAATTAAATGACACGCCATTGACCGTAACTTTATGCTGAGAGGTCAATTTCTTTAAGCTTGGTGCCTCAGTCATCACTTTTGAGCTATCATTACTGATTTTAGCGGTAGTTTCGTGGCTCATATCAGTACCAGATTTTTCTTCCGAGCAACTACTTAATCCAATAGCCATGAAAAGCAGGGCTACCCCTGCGATAAGCTTCTTTTTCATTCAATTAATCCTCCGTTTTCATGTAAATCAGCCAATGCGTCTTGTTACGTTTACTGCCAAACAACGGCTTAAATGTCGAATCCACCTTTGCCAGCGCATCTTTCAATTTGACCTGATCGTCAGACCATTTAAAAACAAGTGTCCCAAACGGTCGCAGCACCCGCATTGCCTCTTCGAATCCCTTTTTGATGTCAGCTTGATAGCTGTTTTTATCTAAGACACCATATTTTTACGCAGCCAACTATTTGGCCCAGCGTCAATCAAGTGAGGTGGATCAAAGATAACCAAGTAAAACGAGTTATCGTCAAACGGCAATCTTACAGTCCAGTCAGCAACAATATCTGGCTTAATGGACACTGTCCGTACCCCGCCAGATGAGCTGGAGTCCTTCAATTCAAAAGTTTCTGACCGCTTGTCTACAAACGTTGCTAGCGGGTTGTCTTTATCCCACCACATCATTCGAGAGCCAGCTGTCATGTCTAGGATTGGCGTCATTTCTCCAGCTCCTCGGGCGCATATTCTTTTTGAAGTTGATGTAAAACCATTTCAACGCTGCCATGTTCAAGATGACCACGTGTTCGTGTAAACTTATCAAGCTGTGGCCCGTACCATGTATCTGCACCACGATCACTTTGCTCTTTTAAGAGCTTAAACACCTCTTCAAATTTCATTTTTATCCCCCTACACTTGTTGACCAGAACGCCTTGATCATTGCCAAAACAAAAATTATGGTCATTGCCAGTCTGATTTTTCCGACCATTTCCACGCCGTTTAGTGACACGTTACCAATCCACATGGCCCACGTTAGAATTGCAAAGAAACAAAACGCGGCGCCGTCGATAAAAACTAGCCATCTACTCATTCAACATGCACCTCATCTTCCAGTTCAATTAATTGCATGCCGTTCTTATGCGATCTTCTATGTGATGGCGTACCATACGATTGGAGACTGCTAATCTTGAGGCCCGTGTCCTTCGAAATCTGACGCAGTGTGCCAACACTTACGAAGGGTTCGCCCTTATACAGCGCGTATTCTTTAGGCTTAGTCAGCACGCGGTTTCACCTCAATTTTTTCGAAGCCTTCCAGACCATAGTCTTTGATTTGAGCATCAGTCCACTGCTGTCCTTTATCGGTATTGCCCATCTTTGACCATGTACCTAATTTACCGTGGTCAAGACGGAACCAAAATTGAGCTTCAACTCTTTCTGGAATTTCTTCGATAGCCACCACGTTGTACTTTTTTTCCGACTGATCCACCTCAAACCAATCCGTAGCTAGCATGTCAGACTGACTAGCCAACCAACCCGTTTGAATTTGATTTGCTGTGGTTTTGATGGCTAAAACGTCCGTAAACCGCGGTTCGCCTTCGTACTCACCGTAGCCGTATTTCAGCCCTTTTGATAGCTCCTTGCCTGTGATCATGTAGACGTACTGGTCTTTCCCGTTCCAGCCCATACGTGCTACTGGTTTTCCTGCTTTTAATTTTTCAATTGCTTGTCCAAAATTCATTAGTCTCACCTTTTCATATTTTGATGTGTCCATATTCACCAATTTCGCCGCCGTAAACGCCGTTCTAAGTCTCGTCACTGTACTCGACTAGACATTTGCCGTCGTCATAGAGGTAGACGTACTGTTTCAGCGTTGAGTGCCAGCGGCGTAGATACCACCTAGAGATAGACAATTTCATCTGCCGTGTAGTACCTCGTTTTCAAATCCGGCCCCGTCAGCGCGGTCAGGTGCCTTTCGCTGATGTAGTTAACCGCGAAATACCTTGGATCAGGCATTACAACGAGCCATGCCCAATTACTACTATCGTCATCACTCGATTCAACAATCTGTGGTTCTAACTCTGAGCCATGATCAAGTAGCCATTGCCTGTATTCTGGGTGCTCATCAAGGTATTTGACGACCAAGGCAATAGCGATTTTATTAAAATCTGCTTGGTTAATGTTACTCACCTTCCTTATAGCCATTTCGGTGACCATGAGCTAATACAATATTCCATAACATTTCAGACGCCGGCTTAGTCCGATTGCGAGTAGGGCCTGGGGTAAACTTTTGATATAACCTCGTCCAGTTTTTATCAGGGCACAATACCGCGTCGACATTTGGCAACATAATCTTTTGATGTAGTTCCCCAGCAAATTCTTGCGTCGTTACCAGATAGTTGCGATCACCATAAAAGCTCAACCCGTGGCCTGATTTAAAATCACCCATGCAAGATTTAACCTCATAGCAGCTAAACTCGCCTAACTCGACCGTGGCGGCCGTGGTATTTATGCTAGTTTGACCAGGTTTAAATCCCACAAAATCAATTCGCCGCTCGTCATCCGTCAGCTGGTCAAAAACTACTTCTCGGCTCCAGTATTCGCCTTGAGATACCAACCGCTTGACGACTAGGTCACTTAGTCGCTTAGTTATGTCTGGTCTATCACTCATTTGGCAGCCTCCTATAACCAAAAATGGCCTAACCACAGCGCCAGTAGCAATACCAGCGGTTTGCCGATCATATTGAAAAATCTAGTTGTCATGTCCGGCTCTTCCTCGTAGTAACCGTTAGGCAATAGCATTCTTAGTGTGATCGTTATCCCGAATGCCTGCGCCCAATTCATGCTAGGCGCTGCACTCCAAATTGTCGGTAAATAAGTGTTCCAGCCATATGCTAGCGTCAGGCTACTAATAACGACCATTACTGGCATCAGCAGGAACAATAGCGTTGTTTGCAAAACTGTATTTTTTTCTTCCGTTGTCATTTCGTTTCCTCCGTTCCTAATTTTCTGCCGCACATTGGGCAGAATTTAAATCGTGGGTACTCTGGATCAATATCAAATGTGCCATCATTTCCAAAGGCAATCATTCCCTTTACGTCAAAACCTAGAAAAGAAGTCCGATTTTGGACTATTGGCATAGCATTGCGGCCGCCATGACAATATGGACATTCCTTACCGTTTTTGTTTCCCTGTAAATAGCTCACCGACACTCCAAAAAAGTTGGCCAGTACTTTCCAATTTTCGATTTTTGGATTACGTATTTGGCGTTCATAGTGGCCCAGTGTGGATTGTGCTATACCCGTTCTTTCCGACAATTCAACTAGTGTTAGGCCTCTATTCACTCTCAGCTGTTGTAATCTCGTCATTCTTAACCCTCCCTACGCAAAACACTCGTCATCATTGTCAGCTACGCTGTACCCGATCAGCCAGGCAATCGCAAACTTATCTAGTCCTTGCTGATAAAACCATTTAAACGTTTGACGGTCCATATCTGGCATATTCATGTCCTCGGCGTCAGTTAATGCGTCTTCCAGTGTCCAGTTTTGAGCCTTATGGTCTCTGATATACCGATCAACACAACTTGGCACAACTGGCAACTCGTTATCACGCAATCTGAGCGGAATGGCGCTAACAGCTACGCTGTTTTTCTCAAGATAATCACCGATTGCTGGTTGCCAACCATCACACGCATAAACGATTCGGGTGTAATGGTTGCTGATTTTTGACTCTAATCGCATAATCCCGTACTTCTCACACATTTCTGGTGAGCCATCGAACATCTCGGCTTCTCGCGTGATAATGTCGTAGAATTTAGCCATTTAGCTCGTCCTCCTTGAATTTTTGCGTAAGTCTTGGCCTAAATACTCGGACAACTAAATCGTCTGAATCGCTGTATTTAATCACCTCATATTGCTGAGTACCAAGTGGGCCATGCGTCACAAGGGCATAGTTGCAGTCCGGAAACGTTAAGCACAAGACTACGCTTGACACTGCCTCGCCTCTAAACAAGCCTCTAAAACACTCGTCGCGTGGTCGGCTAGCACAGTACTTGTCAACGGCTTTTTGCGCTTTTTCAGCAAATTCAATCTTGCCTAGTGGCCTAGCCATTTAAATCACTGTCCTTTACGTATGTCCCGTCTACAATCTTGCCGTGGCGGTCTTTGATTTGATTCCAGGCCTCTTGTAAAACTTCCGCCAGCTCCAAATCTTCCTGCTGGCAAAAGATTGTGATGACCACCAGCAAATCGCCTAAACTGTCGATTACCTGAGCAGGTTTTTCTTTGAGATATCCTTGCGCTAACTCGCCTAGTTCCTCTTGCATTTTGATTAGTTGTTTCGTCGGATCTTGCTTATCCAGCCTTCTGGCTTCTGACCACATCTGGATATTTTCGGTTAAATTGTAAAGTTGCACCTGTGGCCCTAATCGACCACTTAATTTATCAAAAATTCGTCGCAAACTAACTGATCGGTCAACACTCCTACTTGCCACAAGCATAAGAATTTCGTCGATATCATCAACGAGACCAGTTGTCACATAAACATGTTTCGTGTTTTCAATCATTCCGTTACCCCCATGTAAAGCACATCTACTTTTTTGACCATTCGCTTGTCTAGCACGATTGCTTCGTACTCGTTTCGCCGTAAAAACAAGGCTGAAATATTAGGTTTTTTAGTTCTAAACACCGATATTTCGCTAATATTTTTCATAACCGCAAACCGTGCGGCAACTGCTGGATTCGTTGAGTACGCAATCCAGTCGGTCTCACCTGGCTGTTGTGCTCGAAATAGATTAATTTTGTTGGGTAACTTTTTGAGAGCTTTAAGCTCACTCGGTTTCATGAGACTGATGGCTCGATTTGGACGGTTACTGCTGAATAATCGCTTCCAGGTCTCTAAATCAGCACAATTAGCACTACCTACCCACAGCGTCGAAAGTCCAAACCAATAAGCACTGTCGGTCAATTCATGACTATGTTGATCAAAGTACTCAACCGATTTCGAATCACCATCTAGCTTTATCAATTCACTCATGATTTCCGAATCCTTGCGATTCGGCTTGAATGCTGTTGAAATATCTTTTTCACTATCAACCAGCAATTCTTCCTTGGCTAGTAATTCCCCAATCAGGGACACCCCCGGTAGTAAGATTCGATTGTCCATTTATCTACGCTTCCTTTTGATTTATTTTTGATTATTGATATAAACGTCGATATAACGGCATTTATGCTTTTGATTTATCTACGGATTGTGGCAAACGCTCTAAAAACAGATTGATAAAGTAACCCTGCCCTTTGCCAGTTACCTTTGGCGTCTTGTTGATCGTCACATGACCATCAGAATGAGTAATTGCCGTTTCCTTAATTTCGAACAGTCCCAAGTCCATAGCGCTCTGTGTTGGCATGTTGTAACTGACACCTTTTCGACTGATCAGGTAGTGTTTGTCACGTAACAATTGGAAAAGCCGATTTTGACCGATACTGACACCATTACCTCGCAAGATTTTAGCAAGGTCACCAATCAAGATGGTTGTCGAACTAGCTGCTACCGCATCAGCGAATAGCGCTTTTGGTTTCATCTTGCTATTTTCGATTTTTAGTTGAGCATTTTCGTCCTGCAAAATGGCATAACCGCGTTTAACGATTTCAGCTGGATCATTCCATTTCCGTTCCAACTCGATAAAATAGCGGCGATAAGTCTTACCTAACTCGGTGTGGCTCATGAGACACAATTCTTTTGCCATGCCGATTGTTAACGCATAATCTTGAATTGCCTTGGTACCACCGTGCTGGTTCTGCTGCGTAACCGCAGTTACAGGGCTAAAATCCTCATTTTGAACAAACTCATCAAAGTTTTGAGACACCCATTTGCTAAAACGAGTCGTCAGTTCTAAAGCTCTGTGCAATTCACGTGCTGATACTACTTGCTGATGATTTGAGTTTTCGGTTACTGTTAGTAATTCTTGCATGGCGCACCTCCTCGCCTAGGCAATAATACGGATATAACGGGTAGCGATTTCTTGGGTTAATTTGTCAGCCAAGTAGTCAGAAATGCGAGCAATTGCTTCATTGCGCCACATGCCTCCGTCGCTTTCAAACAATCCGGCCATACCGCCTTTTTGCATGCGAAAAATGAATTGGCTTTCCGGCTGCTCAATCTCAACAAACGTCCGATATGGTTCTAATGTGACTGGATTTGGAACGGCTGCATCAGCGGCACTTGCAATCCCAGATTTAACTTCAACTGCCTGGCTAACGCCGTCATCTGTATAATTGCGAACATCTTCATCTCTCAAATTACCGATTACTCGTAAAATCACCGAGCGGTCTTCACTGTCGATAAATCCGGCCTGTAATTTGATATTTAGTTCTTCCGAACCATAGAATTTCCCGTAAGTGAATGCAGGCAAAATTGGCTTGGCATCAACTAACACTTCACGTGTTCCGTAGTCGTCTAATGGGCTAAGTAACAACACTTGTGTTTCTGATTTGACGTGAATCGTTAACTTTTTATCTCGCCGATCAGCATTCGTTTTGATGTAATCAACCAGGCCAGTGAGCGTATGTACTGCCAACGCTTCTTCGGCTGGGCTAATTGCCCGAATACGTTTCCACTCACCGTAGTGATCACGACCAAATGTCATGCCATCAACAACTTGAATTGATTTGCCTGCCGCCTGTACCGCTGTTTCTTGTAATGTTTCTAAAGCTTCTTTTGTCATATCCATGATTAATTCCCCCTAATTTTGTTTTTGCTTCCGAAAATCAATGACGCCGCTATTTTTCTTGATTTCGCCATTCTCGTCGATCAGTTCGCCTTTATCGGTTCGCAGTTCGGCATTCTCGTCAATGTACGTCTGATTCTTGGCGCCCGATCGTAACTCGCTACCCTCGATTGAGCCTTTTTGATTGCGGCCCAACATCAGCGACGTAGTAACGCCCTTTTGTGGTGCCAACGTTGACTTAACTGCCACTTCGACCGATACGACCTCACGATTATCGGTTGGCGTGTATTTCAGCTCTAACTGCACCTTGCGGACCTTTTTAGCTTCGGTATTAGGATCTAAAATGTTATCTGCCAGCTTTTTCATTTCCTGGTCAAACTTTTCTTGTAACCCATCGTTAGCGATTTGAGTCAAATTAAATTCGATACCTTTTTGTTTTTTTGCCATGTTTGTTACCTCCCGTTTTCTTCTGCAATTTTCGCAGTGATCAAAAATATTACACATGCGATTAGCGATATAGCCGCACCGAAATGATTTGTCAGCACCATATTGCATAGTGCCAAGGCAAACGCAAAGCTAGCGCCGCCCATATACACGTAATGTGACATCATTTGTCACCTCTGATTCTGTCAGCCTCACGATTCGTGTGGATCACTGCTGCTAGTAACAAATTCACTTGCTGATCAGCTTTCCACTGCTCGGTATTGGCCTTTATCTGCTTATAACTCAACTTCTGTTGCACGTTTTTCATCGACTAGCTCGCATAAAATCAGCCCTACGCACCATTCTTGCGGCTTCTTGCTTTTGCCGGATTTCTTTGGTTTCATTTAGTATTTCTTGTAGGTCTGGGTGGGATTGGGCATATCCAGAAAGCGCGCTTGAGCTAAGGCCAATTGCTCGGCTAACTTGTCTAGCCGAATTGCCGTTTAGTAGCAACTGGCGAATTCTGTCCATGTTGGGCAAAATGTTGGTATCATAAGCCGAACTCGTTCGATTTACTTTGATTTTCTGTGTGTTGAGCACGTTATAGACATACCCAAGACGTTCACCAACGTCATAAGCAATCTGCCGAGGTGTTGCGTTTGGATTGTCGCGGCAGTAATTGACGATTTCCTTTTTCCGCGGTGATAGTTTGCCAAGTTTCTTTTTCCGAACCGTTCGTGGCTTTGGATCTGATTTGGTTGCCAATTTCATTTTTTTGAAGCTGACAATAATATTGCCGTTGCCGCCAAACAGCTGGAACTTGGTCAATTTTTCGACTAGTAAAATTCCAATTGGGTCAACCATGGCGCTATGGTCATACATCTTTTCAACGACGGCCTTAAAATTTTTAAAAGTGTCATCCCCAAAGCGGTATTCGCTGACAATTACTGTGTCGCCAGCGGCAAACTTTGGATGCTCTACGTATCTTGGATCACTCATTTATCTCACTCACTTCGATTTCGATTCGAGGCCTAGCCCCGTAGTATTTTTTAGCGTGTATTTCGCAAATTTGGTTGTCATCAACCCAGTAAACGCCGTGTAATGCGTCCAAAAACGATTTGATGTAATTGTCTAAGTCCGGTTTGACCGCTGGCAGTATCTGGCCTGCTTCACGTAGCCTTTTTTGCCTGTTTGAGAGGCTGTTTTGGATTGGTCGGTAAAATACCAGGTCAATCCGTAATGGCCCCTCTAGCGGCTTATCCCGGTATGTCAGCTTAGCCTCCATGGCAACCGCCTTTTTAAACTGGCTGACATTTTTAGGGTCATGCAAGCTGACACCAAGGCGAGTACGTGCCGCTCTCGGTCTGATTTGAGGTACAGGTGCCAGATTAAAAGTGTGACTAAACTCCATGTTCTTGCCTCAGCTTTCTCAGCCCCGCCAATGAGTCTTCTAATCCGCTGGCAGCTTCGTTTGTAGGCTCTTGCTCTGGTGTATAGCCAGGCTGTGCCCAATCTGGCAGCGTCTCTTTTTGAGCCGGTTGATCTTTAGTGTCAGGCCGTTTTTGCGGTGCTGCCAGATCGTATTCGTCCATCCAGCCATGGCCCTCAAACCAGCTTCTAGCACCTTTGACAAAGCCCGATTGGATTTGATTTAGCGCGATAAACTGCTTGTATTCGTCAATCTTGGCTAATACTTTTTCCGTAGTGGTCTCACCGGAGGTGACAGCCTCAACAAATGCGGTTTGCGCAAACTGGAAGCCGCCTTTTTTCGGATAAGCTGGCCAGACCTTGGTCACAAAATCACCAGTTGGGTCAGTCTTGGGCACACTCACGCTTTCAACGTTAGTGTTTAGAGTATTAGTCAAGTTAAGGTCACTAGTACTAGTAAGTACTTTGGAGCTACCAGTTGAGCTACGGGTTGGGTTACCAGTTGAGCTACTAGTTACCGTACTAGTTGAGCTACTTTTATCATCCCTAGTAGCCCAACTGGTATCCCAACTTTTGTTGTAAATTTGAATTATCTGATACCTTGGCTTCTGTTTGTTTCGTTTACCGGGAATGTATTTTATTAATTCAAGTTGGACTAATTCGTTTCTGGCCTTTTTCAAGCCAGCTTCTGATAATCCAGTCAGGTCGGCCAATGCAGAATTCTTTAAGGTAAATAGTTCGTCTAGCTTGCCTTCATCGTTCGCGTAGTCTAGTAACTCGCGATACAGATTGTTTTGGCCAGTTGAGACATCTATTTGATCCCGTTTCAGCTTTCTCCAAGCGCGACGCTGTTTGAAATAGTCCATGAATACACCTCCTTGTTGCTTAATGCCTCCCACCCGCCACAATCAGCGATCAGAAAGGTAAATCATTGTCGTTGATATCAATGTTCATGCCATCAGCTTGATATGGGTCTTTGTTTTGTGGGTTAGCTGGCGGCTTTTGCTTTGAGTAACCAGTAGCATTGCTATTTTGCTGTGTGGCATTACCATGGCCACCCTGATTATTGCTTTGGTCTTGATTACGTGATTCGAGTAATGAGAAGTTATCAACGACCACCTCGGTCACATAAACCCGTTGACCGTCCTTGTTGTCGTAGTTTCGTGTTTGAATCCGTCCATCAATGCCGATCAGCGAACCCTTATGTGTGAAATTAGCTAAGTTTTCAGCTGATTTACGCCAGATTACGCAATTGATAAAGTCCGCTTCTCGTTCGCCTTGCTTATTCGTAAATTGGCGATTAACGGCCAATATGAACTGTCCAACAGCTGTACCGTTACCTGTGTAGCGGATTTCAACATCTCTCGTTAACCGTCCGATCAGGACTGTTTTGTTGATCATCTATATTCCAGCTTTCTAGATGGAGTTTGACGCGCTCCTCTTTGTCTAATTTGATTGGTCGGATATGATACTTTCCTAAAAACGTATCAATCCCGATTCTGTGCTGTTCTTGATGATGTTCCCGGCACAAAGCCATGAGGTACATACCATCATGGCTAATCTTGCGTCTGTTGCGTCCCATACCGACCGTGTACTGATGCGCTATATCGGCGTGCTTGCCACAAATGGCACACTTGCGATACCGTAAGCACCACCAGTTTCGTGGGAAATCATCCGGTAATGAATCCCAAGTCTTAGTTCGAAATGGAACTTCGTACTTAAAACAAAATTCTAAAATCGTATAGATCATGTTATTAGCTTGCTCAACTGAACAATTGCTCAGTGAGTACGGCTCATAGCTGAATATCTCGCGTGTATAGCCCTTATAACGGTCTTCCCAGTATTCCTCGGTGTCTCCGGTGTACTCAGCTGTATCGCGAATTAAAGCCCAAATTTTGCCACGCTGTTCAGGCGATATTGTTCGACCATCTTCAACGTCCAATTGAACTGACAACTGCTTGCCGCTGACAAATTTCATAAGCTTGTAAAACAACGAAGCGTCGTCTAATTCAATTGTCACTTGATTGCCTGAAATCCTAATCAATTTGCCAATCAGTTTCATTATTTAGCCGCGGCTTTCTCAAGTTTTCGTTCTTTCTTTTTACTCTCAGCTTTAGCCTTTAACTCGCTAGCACATTTTAGAAGCGTTCCATACTCAGAACCGTAAAGGTCTTCAAGTGGTACTTCTTTAATACTGCTGTGTTCAAAAGACCAGGAAATCATTTCTTGCTTGGATTTCCCAGACAATTCAGCGATTACTTCGAAAACGCCATCCAGTACTTTTGCTTGTGTAGCACTTACTTTTTTAGGTGTTGGGTCTTCTGCTGGCGTTGGTACGTCCTCACCAGCGTAAATGTACAGGCCCAATCCTTGTAAAGCACAGGCCTTAACGAAGCACCGTTGCTTAGTAGTGTTGATTTGCCCCATATCAGGATTGCCAACTGATTTATTGCGGTGATCCATGACATACAGCGTGTCAGTTTCAGAATGGCCTTCAATCGTCACCGTGCACTCGATCATGCAACCGTTGCTAGGCGTTAGCAGGTATGGCACTTTACGACCAGTAGATTGACCATCTTGGCCGATTTCATCCCATTCACGAAATTCACGCTTGGCGTCGGGGTCAATTGATTTAATTGTTTGCCAAGCCCAAACCCACGACAGATATGATAATTTGAATCCTTTGTTGTCGATTGTGTCGATATGATTTGAGCAGTCAATGGAGCTCAATCGACGGAACAAGCTATCCTTTTTCTCACTCATCTTCGCTCACCTCATGTGCTCCAATCTCTTGGAGGAATTCAACAACTTCGTCGCTTTGAAATGCCAGGGAATCATGACGGTCTTGCTTGAGGACGTAAGTGTCATCATCAACGCTTAACTGGTCGCTTTTGTAATCAGTCACCCGCAACCCGTCTGCGATTTCCGGTAAGTGATCTGCACCAAGATGAATGACAAAGTCTAATGCGTCTTCAATGTCGAAATACTCAGTACCGAATTTCCAAATCTTGTTAAAACCAGGAACTAGCTCCTGGCCTTGAAAACTCTCAATGTACTGCTTATCAGCAAAAGTAGCGTCAGCTGCTAAATTTGCTTGCGTCACGTCAACGTTGGTAAAAATATTATTTTGTAGCATTTTCATTTACCTCCTCATAAGGTAGATTGGAAAGCCCATGTCGTTCTGCTTCTTCGGCAGTAAATTCAAGCCGATAACGTTTCATGGTGTTGGGACTTGCTTGAATACCAATCATGCAAAGTTCATCTTTTTTGGTTAATGCGTAATACATTTCCCCAAAACGTTCATCTTGTGCGAGATCACCAGGAACTGGAATTCTTCTACGCATGTTCATAACCTCCTTGATGTGGTAAAATCAGGATATAAGTTAATTTGAACTGTGTCTGAGCCTCTGGTGTTGCCGCACCGGTGGCTCTTTTTTTATGCCGCGTGATCACGACGTTCCAAACTTCGTGCAATTTCATCACCTCGTTTAAAGACTTCGTCGCGTTTGCGATAGTCAATTTCAGGCTGTTCAACGGCCCGTTTGGGTTCTTTCGGTTCGTCTTCGTCTAGCCAAAAATGATTCCAGCAGGCGAACATCAAAAGCACAAGTGAAATTTCTAGTAATGTCATACTAATTCCTCCTAAAAAAATCTAAACAACTAATCACCTAGCCCGGCTAATTTAATGTTGTTCTTGAATCCATTTTGTGACTGCTTTCAGCGAAAACATTGGATTTTTATATTTGCCAACTTGGCACTTTGGAAAACCCGGTGTTTTAACCATTCGCGCAATTTTTTCATGGCCTATGTGTAAGCCGCGCTTTTTCAATTCCTCTTCTAATCGAGTTCTGTTCATAATGTCGCCTTTCTCAGCTTCATCACTTTCAGAGGATGTTTTTAGTTTCTTATAAAGAGCTTCATTTTCTTCACGAACAACATTTCGCCATTCCGCCAAGAAGTTACGCTCATGTGTAGTTAATTCCATTTGGTTTTCAGACTCACGTTCTGAGCCACCGTTAAGCACTGTCAATCCCATATTTCTCACCTCCTAGCCGCCTAGAGCGTCGTTAAAAGCGTCAATCAACGGTTGCGGGTCGCGGCCTTCATATTTGGCCAGACGTATCAGCTTCGTGATTTCAGCCGCAACTTCCTCAATGGCGTTTTTCCAGTACGAATCCATAAACTCTTGATCAGCCCGTGTAATATACCCAGGCCTCTCAATGACCAGTTCCTGATAGTGTTGCTCTTGTTCCAAACGCTCACGTTCTTCTTTTTTGGCTGATACGATTGCCGCAAAAACGTCCGCTCTGAGCTTCGGGTCGTCCATGAAACTGATAATATGGAAATCCGCTCTACCCGATGACCAGCGAAGCGCCAAGCCCCCTAGCATACTTGCTAAGGCCTTTTTACTATCGTGGCTGACGGCATACTCACCGTTGATATAGTCGCTCATGGTTGATGCCGCTACGTGAATTTGCTGAGCAGCCTTGCTTTTGCGAATGTGCGTTTCTTCAAATCTCAATTGCAATTGTTTAGCAAACTTGTAATCTTTGCCCAAATCCTTCACCTCCCTTCAATGTTTCTTTTTTAAGGAAATATAGATATAATTAATCTGTTCAAAATTCCTTGCAAAGAGGAGTGGTTCTTTTGACACAGTTTTTGAACAACACTGTGTTCATGTAGCTATTGCTGATCATGTTTCACTTGGCATTCGACTGTTGATGCCCATAGTTGGCCGCAACGTTAAAAGGGGAAGGTTTCGCTTGCAATTTACTGGGTTTGCGCAAATCATCTTGTAAATTGCTTAAATACTTCGTGTATGCTGACCCAGACTGGCGATCAGAATAGCTCTTCCACATGCAGTGCTGGACGACGATACCAGCGATACTGTGGTAACAAGCCGGTAATTGTTTGAACTTTTAAAAATTTCGCAGCCTATTCCAATGCCGGTTGGAGTAGGCTTTTTTTGAAAAATCCGTTCATATCACAATTTGTTTCGTTATAAACCTTTAGCAAAAAATCATAGCTAGGTTTTACGAAACCACCTTCAACTTTGCTGTAATGCGATTTTGAATAGCCAAGTCGCTTTGCAAATTCCTTCTGTGTCAAGTTCAGATCGGTTCTAACTTTTTTCAAGTACATCTCGTATCCTCACTTTTTAATTCCGAAATAAGATACTAACTTTTCGGGTATCAAATTGATAATCTAGAGTTGTGCAATAAAAGCTTCTTCGGCGAGTTCTTCCTCGTCTCGGTGAGTTTCAACGATCAAGATGTTTTCTAACGCTTTAATCGAGAAATTCTTGATGTACTCAAGTGGCATGTCAGGGCGACGTTTCGCGACCGCTTTGATCAATTGCTCTTTAGTCATGCCATCACCTCCGCCCTTTGACAATTGAATAACTCGTCAGGTACGAACCTGACAGCGTCGCCAATGATTACTGGGTCAGTTGTTGGTGCCGCATGATACATATAGATGTAATTGCAAAGATTGGTTAAACTAGCCACGTCGATTGGCGCTAATGCGTCGCCAAACTGGTTTAGCGGCTGTCCAACGAGCGTTCTAGCATGCTGCAATGTCATTGTGATCATTCGATTACCTCCTAATGTTTTTTCACCTCTTAGATGCGATAATGATTCCGAGGAGGTGAATGAATTTGGACAATCAACCCGGAATCAAAGAAGTAAAGAAAGCTTTAAAGGATTGGCAACAAGACAAAGTTGATGCTGCAAGTGATGATTTAAAAGCGTTAACCGGTGCAGCAACTACCTTGGCCGCCGAAGCCGCTCTTACAGCTTTGGAAACTGCTTTTCCAGATTGTTTCCCAAAAGATTAAGCTGATTCTTAACTTCACGCTTAACCTCTCGGCTAATATCTTCACTTCGATTTCGCTCAAGACTACGTGCAATAGTTTTGAGCGATTCGTTTATCTCGGTGATTTGCTTCACCAAGTGAAGTTCATCTGTAATGCTCATTCGATTACCTCCTCAAACGGCAGCCCTTGAAGCCCATGCCGTTTAATTTCCGAGTTGGTCAATTCCAACCGGTATTGCTTCAAAATGCGATTAGTCACGTTGCTATTGACTACTGTCAACTTGCCGCGATTGTTAAACGCGTAGTACATTTGCCCTGTGTAGCCGTCTAGCTTGCCAGGGACTGGAATTCGCTTAGCCATTTAGCTCACCTCTTGTTTCGATTTTCGAAACGATTTGACAAAAATTTTTTCAAGATCTACCCCAAACAATTCAGCTAATACAGGCAATTCGGCAGGTTTAAAATTGGTATCCCCTGTTTCACGTTTAAAGTAGTCTGACTTGCTTTTAACACCTAATTTATCAGCCATCTGTTGTAAGGTTAATTCCCTTTTCAGCCGTTCTTCTTTGATAAATTTCAAGTTGACTTGGTATTGCATAAAATCACCTCGTTTCTATTATCGCAACTTTCATAATTCATTATACGTTGTGATTTTAGAAACGTCAATGCTTTTTGTTTCTTTTTTAACAACAAATAGTATCTTTTTTAGAAACCCTGCTACAATTAAGTTGTGAATAAAGCAACGAACGGAGGTTCGGTATGGCCGATAAAGAATTAGGCGCAAAAATTGTCGATTTACGGGAAAGCGTAGACATGTCACAGGTCGAATTAGGTCGGCGAATCGGCCTAGAGAAATCTGCCATGAGTAAAATCGAAAGTGGTAGCAGAAAGGTTTCTAGTGACGAATTAAAGAAGATAAGCGACGTTTTCGACGTTTCAACGGATTATCTTTTAGGAAAAAATCAAGCTCCTGCTTGGGCCACTAAGAAAGATATTATTGATTTGGAGCAAATGATTGAGGACAATGTCGGAATGGCTTATAAAGGCGAAGAATTGAGTGAAAAGGATAAACAACGCCTTGATGGTATTTTGACTAGCATCTATTGGGAAAAGCTACAAAACAAGAGGAAACGGGAACATCAGGAGTGATTTAGATGAATAGAGCTGTTGCAGAAAACTTAGCAAAGCTTAAACTCACCTATCGGACTTCTGACCCGTTTAGGTTGTGTGATTTTTTGAATGTTGATGTGCGCTGGGTTGATATGGAAAGACACCCACTTGGGAAAACGGCGTGGGTATTAGGCGAATCGCTTGTTCTATTGGATCAATCAATTCGTGATGATTCGCGGCGCTACTTTGTTTGCGCACACGAATTGGGACATTTGCTGTCAGATAAAGGTTTTGCTGGTTACTACATTGCTAATCAACGAGCGAAAAGTTCGTCAGAAAGAAATGCTGACGCATTTGCGGCCAGTCTCATCTACTCTCTTTATGTAGAAGAACACGACGGCGAGCAGCCGGATCTAATACAGGAATTGTCGGCAGATTACGGTTTACCCATTGAGGGACAGGATTATTTGCTTTCGTAAAACAAAAAAATCCACATACCATTGGAGTGATATGTGGACTAAATCCAATATGAAGCTATATTATACAAATATATTTTAACATCATTGGAGGAGTTTTTAAATGAGAAAAAAATTAGGTGTGGTAGGTCTTGTATTCGGTGGTTTCGTTATCGGGGGATTAGGAATCACCAGCGACGTTTCAGCAAAAATTAGCATTCCACAGAACAATTTAACAATCAACAGTGCAGATTCAACCAACAAAGTAACTTCTAAGCGTGACCGGTACAAAGGCGACGATTGGTACACTATCAAAGGAACCGCTAAAAAGAGTTCTAAAATTTATGTGCTAGCCGATCAGACTGGTAATGACCCAACTCATTACAGCAAGCTAGGCACAGTCAAGGTCAACAAAAAAGGTCATTGGAAAACCAGCGTACAGGCAGTTGATAAAGACAGTGCAGTTTACTACTTCACACCTGATAAGAGCGCAAATAAAAAATCAAGCAAGATTCAAAACGTGAACAACGTTAAAAACAAGCTAAAACTCGTTGTGCCAGCTAATAAAGGTACTGAGGTTAAGCCTTTTAACGCCGCTGATTATCAAAGCAACGTATCGTTTGACCAAATCGCGCGCAATCCTAATCAGTACAAAGGGCAAAAGCTTGCTTTAACTGGTCAAATCATGCAAGTTGATGAATCTTCTGATTTACTAATGGTTTATATCAACGGTGACAGCGACGACATTGCAATGGTTAAATATGATCCTTCAATTTTGAAAGGCAGCCGCGTTTTAGAAGACGATTTAATCACCTTCTACGCCAACTTTAAAGGCACAACAACATACGAAACCACAAACGGTGATTCTAACACCGTGCCTTCATTTAACAAAACTGCAAAAATCGAAGATAAGGGTACCGCACCAGATGATTACGGTTATTAATTCGAATAAAAGGGAGATTCATCATGGATAAAGAAACTAAATTTTGTACTAAATGTGGCGAAAAAATTAATATAGATGCTGAGTTTTGTCCAAAATGTGGAGCTAGTCAACTAAAAACTGACGCAAAGGCACACGGTGCATCTACATACGAAGAACCAGCAAATACTCAACCAGTTAGCGCGTCTTCAGCGCCTGCCAAACCACAAAAAACTGGAACATTTTTGCTGTGGGGCTGGATAACTGCTGTCATCTCACTATTTATTCCAATCCTTGCAATCATTTCAGTAGTATTAGGTGCTATGACTATCAAAAATAAGAAAATAGTTGCAGGTGTTGTCTTAATTGTATTCGCGGTTATTTTCTTCTATCTTGGTATGACCGGATTTTCAAAAGGATTTTTCAGTTCAATTTAGCACAATAATGGCCCCTAACCGGGCTATTATTTAACACACGAAAAGAACGTATATTCGTAAAATTAGAGTAGCAGACGAACTAAAGTTTTAAATATAGGAGTGATTTACATGGTAATTCTTGACATAACAGCTAGCTCACACTTCGGATTAATGAAATCCATGAATCCTAATCTCGTTAAAGAAAAAATATATCGCATTCCAGATTTAGCTGACATCATCCTGACAACCGAGCGATACAAGGGCAAGCTCTACTGGCACGCATCTCTAACTGATCATACCGGTGAAGGACCGGTACCGGAAAATTTCGGCATAAAGTTGATGGAAACGCGTATTTTCGAAGACTGGATGAAAGAAAATGTTTATACATCATGCTTCTGATGGTCGTTTACACCTATCGTCATATAAAATTCATTAGCTTGGAGGTAATATCATGCACTATCAAGAATTTGTAGATTACTTAGAGGACCATATCCATAATAAGGACGCCTTTTACGATCGCGCCCTCGACTATCAAAATGATAAAAACAAGGCTCGCCAGAAATCTAAACGCTGGGACCAGATAAAACTCGACCGCGAAGTTGATCGTATGTGGAAGGACGTCACACAGAACCTCTATAACACGCTGCAAGCCCAAGTACCTAAAAACAGAATGGACCCGCGGCAAGAGTGGCTCACCTTCTTTGATAAAAACGACTTATTTGAAAGCGTGGACGAATCGCTGATCAGCATCGAATTTGAATAGCCCCTATTACCTTGAAAGGAGGTGTTGCCCACTTTCTCCTAAAAAATCCTAGCCCGGTTAAAAGAGAAAGGATCATACCAAAAATGAAATACATCAACGATACAAAACTAAAGTCGGATTCTCGCATACATTCATACGAGACCGCAACTAAAAAGCGAGTTTACCGAGTGGCATTTAAACGCACTATTATGGGCGTGGTAAACCGTTTCGAACGACAAGGATTTGAGACCAAAGAAGATGCTGCCATCTGGGCAGATGAGGCTTTTCGCGAGGCTACACTATTGAACGGCAAAGCTAAGAATGTGACGGTACAAGAATACTACGAAGCGTGGTTCAACAAGCGTGTCAAAATCGGTCAGTGGGCAAAAGATTCAGAAGCTAGCTACAAAGCTATCTTTAATAACTATATTCTGCCGAGATATGCGAATGTTTTTTTGACAGACATCAATCATCAAGAGTTTCAGCAGTACCTAAACGAACTTGCCACAGTCGAACGTTCAAACGGCAAAATCGGGTATTCGACATCTACGCTACGCCTGGTTCACAATATGTTTTCGGCAATGATCAATGATGCAATTCAAAACGAAGTTGTGGTTGTAAACAAAATCAAACGCATGCAAATCCCGACAGGCCAACACATGCGCAACATTGCAATATCAAAGGACACTTATGATAGAGCAATCGAAATCGCCGAAATAATGCTTTCTCCGTTGGAATTGGGAGCTTTTTATTTGAGTCTGTACGGACTACGTCACGCCGAAATATTGGGAATGCAGTTTAAAAGCGTTTATCAAGATCACGTTTTTGTCAAAACCACGCGAACAAAAGAAGTCCCAAAGGGACAGGAAAAGACAAAAACTGATTTATCACGACGAACTGTCCCGATATCGCTCAAATGTGCGAACATATTGGCCGCCGCAATGCGGGAATCTAAAGAAATTCGCTATAAGAACCGCCATGAATGTGGCCCCGATAGTTTTATCGTCGTTAATCGTGACGGAGTCCCTGCTGATTACCATTGGATGAATCGGTGCTTCAAAAAAATATCAAAAAAATTGGGATTTTACATTTACCCGCATTTAATGCGACACGCTTTCGCTACCTTCGCCATACCAATGGCGGAAGACAGAAAAGACGTGGCGAACATTCTAGGCCATAAGAATCTAGAAATGACCATGGCGTACGACACCGGCACTGAAGAAGGACAGCGGAACGTGATCAAGTTCATGGACATTTGA